GTAGTACAGGAGTTAATCGTAACCCCTGGTTTTGACAAATATTTAATGGTAAGCAATTAAGCCTGATTATTTTACAAATGGTATCAGTGAATATTTCCCTTTTCGGAGCTATAAAGTTATTTTTACCTATACCTAGGTTACTTAAGAATCCAAGTAGTTTGAGTTTAACTTATAGATTGTACTTTGGGGCAGTGTAATTAAAAATCAATCATATGATAAAGGCCTAGTTACTAATCATGTATAATTATTATGGCAAGAATACCTAATGTAAATATAAGATCGGACCCGGGCAATATGATGTCCGGGTCTATGAATTTCTACATCAAGGTAGATGGAGAAAAAGCTAGAAGAGTTCAGAAGTTCCTAGATGAATTTCCTGGAGAGGTTTATATGGGATCTCATGATGGAGCTCTTAAGTTTGCAAAAAAATTACACCAACTAGTAAGGAGATGCTTAAGAACGGGTACTCCTCCGAAAGGAGTTTCTTGGCCACCACATGCAGCATCTACCGTAAAGAGTTTAGGTCCTCATAAACTTCTCAATCTTACAGGATTTTATATGAGATCCATTAAGATCATTGATCAGGGTCCTGGATTAACAATTGCAGTGGGATTACCAAGAGGATTAAAAAGACCTTCAAGTGCAAAGGGTAGTTCTAGGATTACCATGAAACAAATTGCCCAAATCCTGGAATATGGAGGACCTAAAATCCCAGCTCGTCCCTTATGGAGACCAGCTTTTAATGAGATTGGTGGTAATGCCCGATTAAGGAAAGATATAACTCAAGGTATTAGGAAGAAGATAAGAGAATCTATAATTGCTCTTGAGAAAATCACTATACGAAGTGATTATGGTTCTAGAGGATCCTCAGGTAGAAGTAGATATAAGGGAAATTGGGGTAACTTCTGGGATGATATACCTGTAACACCCAAACCTAAAGGATACACTCCTCACTCGGATGGACCTGATGATTTACCCTTCTAATATTATATTACTATGGTACAATCAGAAGAAATTGTTGAGAGGACTTTTTATGTAAGCCTTCTCAGTACAGCGATTAAGATGGGTTACACCATTAACCCAGACGATTATCTCCCTGCTTCACCTGAAAATGAAAAGAAGTATCATGATGATATATCTAAGATTCCTCTTTTCGTTAATATATTTGGAGTAGGGAATAATCATGCTAGAGGTGCAAAGGTAGCTCCCAGGATAACAGTAAATCTAAATGCCTATTATCCTGGAACCCTTGGTATGGAGAAATTCGGATTAGAGGCTGAACAAGGTAACCAATTCAATGTAGTAGAGTATCCTTTTGAAACTAAGGATATCTCAATAGATATCCATTTGGTTGCTAAGAATATGCAAGAACTAAGAATCCTCCATAATATTATGTATAGGGCTTTACCTGCTAGAGGGTATATTAGACCATACCTAAATAATTATTATGAATGGATAAACCAAAAAGTATTGCCCTCTGGGAACCTATTCATCGAAATTGCCAATTGGTTCGATTATGATGATAAGGAACATGGATTATTAGAGAAGGTATATAACTACACTTGTGTAGATGGAGTACTCAACGAATACAAAGATGAAGATATAACCATTGCTCCTATTAATGATATCCTTACTCTAATAGGCACCTATGATAAGGAAGAAAATGATATGTTACCTCTGCACATCACAGAGTAATATTGCGATACATAAACTTGTAATTATAAATTAGGTATAACCTTTTAAAACACAACAATATGTCAGTTTCACCGTATGTAAAATTTAATTTCCAGAACAATAATGTTGTGGAAACAACTCCCTTAATGGGAGTATCGTGTATACTGGCCAGAACTACCCAAGGTCCCTTTAAGGATCCTTCTAAGGTAATTACTTCTTATGCCCAGTTCCAAAGGGAATTTGGAGAAGAGGTAATGCAAGATGGTACAGTATCTAATATACAGAAGGCATTGGAACTTGGTTCTAAACTTCGTATAATCCGAGTATTGGCTGGAGAAGATGAACCTGGTTCGGTAGATAAACCCTCTATTGCAACCATTGGTGGAGTAGAGTTTAAGATTAAACCCAAGATAATCGCTAATGAGGATGATAAGTATACCCTTAAAATAACTGCTCTTACTAATGGTACTACGGGATACGATTATACTATCACCCGGAAGGTGGATGGTAGTATTGTAGAATCAGGAGCTCTTATAAGGTATAAGGAGGCCGATGATAAAGGTAATGCTGTAGTGGATTATAATTCTTTCTCTAGCTTCATTACCAACAGCACTATCATAGAGCCAGAGAGTATGGATGTATTTAACAATGCCGTTAAGTACCTTAAGTCTCTTGATGGTACCGCTGCTACTAGCTTGAGTATTGCTGTAACTGCGGGGGAATCGGTAATTACTCCTAATCATGAAGATGCTGAGGCTACTCCTTCTGTAGATGATTATGTAGATGCAATAGATTGCCTTTTGGATTATACTGATGTATACCAGGTAGCAGTATCTAATGCTGCAGCTTATTTCACTACAGATAGTAATCTGAATACTATGTATTCGGGTATTGCTAAGAAATTGGTTCCTCTCCAGGAGTATACACTTTATGTAGAAGTACCTAAATCAAAGAAAACACTATCAGAGATTACAACCTTTACTAAGGCTTGTATAGGTGCAGTTGGTCAATCTAAGTATGTTGCCTATTTTGGAGGTGGTATTAAATACTACAATGATATGGGCACTCTTGTTGATTGCGATTGTATAGGCACTATCCTTGGACTTGGAGATGCTTCCGCTTCTAATTATGGCCCTTGGAAGTCCTTTGCTGGTATGAACCGAGGAGTTATTTGGGATGGTCATGGTCCTGTATGTCCTAACTGGGGATCCCCTTCTCAGTATGATACCCTTAATGAGCTTGCCCAAAATTATGTGAATATGATAGTGATCAAGGATACTGCTTCTTCAGGGAAGCAGACTATGCTTTGGCATCTATTCACATCACAAGTAAAGCAGGATTCTGAAAGATTCCTTTCAATAGTAAGGCTTAATCTTTATCTTAAGAAAACTCTCAGACCTATACTTGAGAATTATCTTGAGGAGCCTAACACTTGGGGAACTTGGAAGAATATATGGTTGAGAGTTAAACCTATCTTGGATAACTTGGTTGACCAACAGGCAATGACCGAATATACCTGGATGGGTGATCAGAATGCTACTTCTTATAACGATCTTACCGTTAATAATGAGGCAGATGTAAGGCAGGGTAAATATAAGGTAGTTCTCAAGTATAAGGATGTAGTTCCTATGCAAGAGATTATCGTTAATATTACTATTGATGCTGCTTCTCAGTCAGTTAACATTAGTTCAGGTAACGAATAAATTATACAGCTATGGGAGCAAAAGTTAAAAACCCAAGGAAGAAATTCCTATTCAGTATAAGTTTCCCCAATCATCCCATAAATGCTTACCTTTGTCAAAAGGTAACTGCTCCGGATATTGAGATAGATCAAGTAACTCACGGTGATATTAACCGAGACGTAAAGACTGCTGGTCGTGTAAGTGTTGGTAATATGACTGTAGAGAAACTAATGACTACCTCAGGATCAGATACTTGGATTTGGGATTGGTTGTTTGCTTGCCAGGATATGATCCTTGGTGGAGGATTGGTTCCTTCGGATTATTGGGAAACCGTAGAAGTTTCGGATCTTGCCGAGGATGGAGTATCAGTTCTTAATGTACATCATTATGAAGAGGTATGGCCTTGCAAGATTACTGGTCTTGAGTGGGATCGTCAGGCATCTGAGAATACCATAGAACAGATCGAATTCTCAATCGGTACAGCAGATAGATACTAATCTTCATAATTGGTTTGTTAGATTTAGGTTGGATGGGGTGGGTTCCAGTAATCACTGCGAGCTCACCCTTTTCTTCTGTCTAACAAATCAATCATTTTCTAACAACCTAAAAACAACAAAACAATGGAAAAAGAATTTAATTTTAGAACTATGGAGTTCATTGCTCCATCTGGATTTAAGTACACCATCAGGGAACAGAATGGAGAGGATGAGGATATCCTTACCAATCCCAGAGATGCAAAGGATTTAACCAATCTTATCAAGTTTGTTGCATCATTAGTAGTAGATACTAATTATACTAAAAGTGGAAAACTTACTCTAGAAGATGCAAGAAATTTGCCCCTGCTTGACAAATATTGCATTATATTGCAGAATAACATCTTCTCTCTCGAAGGTAAAATAGAATTTGATTATACCTTTAAGGATGGTAGTACTTTCACTTTCGAACAGGATATAAGGGAACTAGTATTTGACGATTATGGTCAATTTCCTACAGGAGAGGAATTAGAAGCTAAACCCTATGCTCTTCCTTATTATCCGGGTATGCCCAATGGAGATCATAGTAAACTCACCGATATAGAGTTCACCCTATCAACTGGTAAGGTACTTTCATTTAATCTGATGACTAGTAAATCAGAACAATATCTGTTAGGTCTTCCTGAAGCTAAGAGAACAAGGAATACCGAGTTGATTGCTCGTAATCTTAAGTTACAGGTAAATGGTACCTTTGAAGGTGTGACTAATTTCAAGATGTTCTCTGTAAAGGAAATGAGAGAAATACGATCCCATATTATGGAGATGGATCCTGTATTCCCTGGGACTATAGTTCTCGAAAATCCTCAGGATCCTACGGATAAGGAAACTTATTCAGTATTGGGGAATCCGGATTTTTTCGGACTGATGAGCTGAGCTTAGAAGGACAATATATAATTTGTAGTCAAGCTAATATACACTTTGATTATTTCACATTCTTACGTATTCCTATAAGGGTACGTAAGAATTTTGTGTATGTGGCTAAGGAAATAGCGAAAGCTCGTAAAAAAGATTACAAAACTTTAAAGCAAGTGAACAATGGCATTAGGAATGGGTTCTAGTGTTGTGGATGTAGGAGTTGCCATAACACTACAAGATAGATTCTCTACAGAAGCTGGTAAGGTCTCTCAGAGTTTTAGGAATCTGATGAACGAAGCAAATGTTTATCAGAGGGCTGTAAATGAGGGATCTGGAGTGATGATGGGAGTTTCTGCAAACATCCTTAGAGGACTTGGTCAAGCTTTCGAATACTCTGCTAGGGTAACGGGTGAAGTATGGAGGGCTGGTCAAGTTGCTGGAGCATCTGCAGAGGAACAAACACAACTTCTTCAAAAGGCATTTGATGTCAACCGATTAACTCCTATCTCAGCAATGGAGGCAGCTTCTGCTGAGAGATATTTAGCAATGGCTGGTAATAATGCCAAGCAAGTACAGGATATGTTGCAACCTGCTGCTGAGTTGGGATCTATCCTGGGAACTCAGATTGGAGGTAAAGGTGGAGTAGCAGATATGATGACTAATATCATGGCAACTTATGGTATAGAATCATCAAAGGCTGCTTCAGTAACCGATGACCTTTATACTGCTGTAACTAATGCCAATATGAGTTTGGATGACTTAGCTCAATCCATAACTTATGCAGGATCTTATGCTAATGTAGCTGGTATATCCCTTAGAGAAACTGCTGCTGCTATTGGTGTCATGGGTAACCAAGGTATACAAGGTACCCGTGCCGGTGTGGCATTAGGAAATATGTTTAACTACTTGATGCAGTCAGTATCTGGATATAGAGATAAGGGATACAAGGCATTACAAAGCTGGGGTATTACACCTGACATGCTTCTTAATTCCGAGGGTCGATTAAAGAGCCTTAAGAATACAATGAATGTATTGGCAAGTGTAATGAAAAAGATGACTGGTGATCAACAGATTGCTTTCCTGGCCAATGTAATGCAAGTTCGAGCAACTCGTGCTACAGTAGCAATGTATACTGATATGTTCCGAACCATATCTCAAGGTGGTCAGACTTTCGATAAGATCATGGATAAGTATGACCAAAACCAAGGGGTAGTTCATCGGAAAACCTTGGAATATCTTAATACTTCTGCTGGAGCCTTGGACGAGTTATCTTCTACTTGGGAGAACTTAATAGTAGTAGTGGGTCAGGCATTTGCTCCATGGGTACCACTTATAAGAACTGTATCCAATGTCCTTCAAGGATTAGTTAATTTATTCCAAGGAGGAAAGAATCCCATAACTACTTATGTGGTACAATGGTTTGCCTTATTAGCTGCAGTGAATCTTATAAGAGGAGCATTCCAGGTAGTAAGAACTACCCTGATAGCTATCAGGGGATTATCACAAATGGTAACTAACCAGAATGTAGCTACTAATAATGCAGTAAGATCTACCATATCTTCTTACCAGGTTCTAGAAGGTCATTTAGTTACCATCCTTAGGATGATGGGACAAATGGTTTACCTTCAGATGAGACTGAATGGATTAACTCCAGTATTAGGTAGAAATGGTAGAGTAACACTCAGAGATTCTAAGGGAGTAATTCGAGGAAACTGGGGTACTAGAATGGGTGATGTATTAGCCGGTACTATGATGGCTGGGGCTGCTGGTGCGGCAGCAAGTAATGCTACTAGAGCTGCTGGAACTGCCGTCGCTGGTGCTGCTACTGGAGTTGTAGCTAGAGGTACACTTGCTACCATAGGATCCAGATTATTGGGATTCCTGGGTGGACCTTGGACTTTGGCAATAACTACTCTCTTACCCCTTATCCTTCAAGGTGTAAACTACTTAGTGGATTCCTCTAATGAAACTGCTAAAAATACTGCCAATGATTATTATGTTAGGAATGGTTATTCAGACATGGCTAGTTTCTATACTACCAATGATCCTTATAGAACAGCTATTAATGGTAGGATCTATGGGTATGGTAAAGCTATGGCAAATGCCCTTAATCCTAATTACGAAGTGAACCTTCTTATCAATGGTAGGAAGTATGGTCCTATACCTCCTGGTGTTTCTAATGTAGAATATGATGATGGTGTAGGAGGTTTGTTAGATTAATTAAATATATACCGTTATGGCAACTCTTGTAACTAACCTAGTAAATAATGCTACTGTTACCAGTAGTATATTAGGTTCTGCATTAAGTACTACTGCTAGCTTAGCTCTTATAGGGGGAGTGATGCCGAGTACTAAATGGAGAAATAAAATAATCCGAGACAGACTGGTAAGGAATGCTATTAAACCTAAAGCAACTCCTACACTAAGTGATATTATAGAACCCAATCTTATTCCTCATACTCAGATCCCAATGGTAAGTAATGCTGGAAGAGCTTATAATTCTGGCATTATGACCATGTCAACTATTGGTAATCAGGTAATTAGGGAAACTCAAAGGAAGGCCCGGGATAGTTTCCTAATGGAAAGTATTTATACTCCATTGGGATTACCCCATCTTAAAACATCCGAGGAATTAAATGATGGTACCAAACCATTATCTCTAAACCCTAAAAGGAAGAAACCCAATGTTAGGGCTTGGATTCTTAATACTATGGAAGAACCTTACAAGTATATAGAATTCCAAACAAGGCCAAGTAACATCAAAGTAAATCCCCAAACTAACTGGGCTACCATTAGATCTATGGGAAGGAATCTTCCTATGTATCACTATACGGGAGCGGAGGATACTATCGAAATAAATATCTCTTGGTATCAGGATAATAAACAATATGCCGATGATGTATTAAATAAGTGTAGGATATTAGAGTCCTGGAGTAAAGCCAATGGGTATTTAAGTAGTCCACCTTTGTTACAGATTGTATTGGGAGATGGAGAAGGTCCTTTTGATGGGCAATACTTTATCCTATATTCGGCATCCTATGAATTAACTCATTTTGGGGTATTCCAATATAAAGACCAGAAAAGATCATCCTCAAAGGATCCAAATATGGATTCTGATGTTAAATACTATCCAGTAATTGCTAGACAGTCTTTGGTATTTAAGAGAGTAATGGATACTAACCCAACTTGGAATGATATTATACCTAATGAAAAAGTTCAACATACATCTGGGGTAAAAACTGATAATTCACAGGAATCTCAAAAGCAAACTGCCGTTTTGAAGAATAATTATCCCAGTATAGTTCCTACGGTAACGGATATACCTAATACACCTATAACTTAGTAGCTATGAAACTCGATATAAATAACTTCACTAGAAGTCCCTTTGATAACTCTACTCTTATCAACGATGATGGGATTCTTACACAAACTTATAACCCTCCCTACATTGATAAGAGTAGTTGTGATTTACATACCTTAAAAGAGGGGGAGACCTTACAGGAATTAGCAGCTTTCCAATATGGTGATTCAGGATTATGGTACATCATAGCTGAAGCTAATAATATCCTAAATCCTTTTAAGGAATTAAAACCTGGTATGATTCTTTTAATCCCAACTAGTTATGTCGTATGACCCTAAGATATCGGATACTACTGAATCTCCTATACTGATGAAAGGTACGGGAACTCCATTTGTATCTTTATTTGATCAAGCTTTTAACCCTATAATGAATCCCTATACTGGAATATACCTTGGAGCCTATATCACAGACTTCAGGATGATATTCCAGGAAAGAAGTACCGAGGATGATTTGGGTAATCAAGTAAAATTTCAATTCGATACTGGAGATCCTTCGGCAGCAGATCTAGATGTATTACAAGTTGGGAGTTTAATATACTTCCAATACGGTTATATCTATCCTAATGGGGCTTATATATGTGGACCCTTGTTGGGAACTAAGATACACCAAATGGATCCTAGATTCGATGCTACGGGAGTACACTTAAGTATAACCGGGATAGAAGTCGGATTGGATTTAAGAGCTCTTACTCCTTTTACCTCAGCTCAAGGAGATCTCAAGGAATTTTTAGATAATGGTTGTGGTATTAACATACCCATAGTGATAAAACATTTTTCAGAACCTACCGATGGCGAAGTTGATTGATAATCCCGTATATAAATCCCCTGTTAAGGTTAACCTGAATTTATTAGGTGATACGGGTACTACTTTATATTGCAATGGATTTGGGGGATTAGAGAAAATAGATAATATGGATGATGATCTCCGGGAAATGCTAGAGAGTACTAAACAATTGCCTGGTAATACAATACTTATCCAATTAAAGAATTTCTTTAAAACCGTTGCAGGTGGCCCATGGTTTATCGATTTAGTAAATGGTATACTCTTTATTCATAATAGGAATTGGACTGATCCAACTATCCATAAATATACCTACTATCAAGAACATGGGGAGGTGTTAAGTGCAAGCTTTAGTTTACAGGATAAATTTCAAGGGAAAAGTCGAGTAGTAAAAAGTACTGCCTATAACCCCTTGGAGGGGATCTTGGAACAAATAAGAGGAGGAGATCCTAAGAAAATTCCTAACTGGATAATTAAGAATGATCCTATTAAGGCTAAGGAGGGGGAATTAGTTCCTAACCATATACACCTTAATTATTCTACGAGAGTAAATAATACTTACAAAAATAATCCTCAGGCAGCTTCTATGGAAGCTCAGGCTAAGGTAGCTGAAAAGAATCGAGAGGAATATCGTAAAGCCGTAGAGAAAGAGGAATTTAAACGAAGAGTAAAAGAGTTCCCAAATAATTATAATAAGTCAGCTTATCTATCCAGTCCAAAGGTAAGATCTAAATCAGATGCGGAAGCTTATGTAAAGGTATCACAAGTTAGTCCTTATAGAGCTTTTCTTGAGGTATTCAGTGTATATAAAAAAGAGAATCCTAATTCTTCCTTAAATATTTCAGATGCTTCCGAATTGTGGGAAAGCTCTTTACATGAGGCAGTTAAACGTGCAGAAAAGGGCCAACTTAAAACCGATAATGTAACTGAAGCTGCATTGGAGATATTTAACGATAATATCGGGGGACCCAAGATAGATTTCAATTCGAGTATACAAATGAAGTTCAATGATGAGATGGCTCAGGTGGGATCTCAAAGACTTAAATTTGTTAAAGTTCAAAATGTAGCTGATTGGGAGAATGAGGTAAAGGCTATGGGGTATACTCCTTATTCCTCATTTACAGGTAATACCGAAGTCCCTGGTAGAGGTAGAAGAACCTTTGTAAATGGAGTAGAAACAGTAACAGGTAAAACTGGTTTATGGGGAGAAACAGGATGGTATGTAGCAGCTCTTACTCCATACAATGATGGTAAGATAAGAACCGCTACTAAGAAGCAATTCTTGGAAGCTGCTGTAGCTAATGATCCTTTATTTGGCCAAGTTCAACAGATACTAAGTATGCAAGCTCAGCAGAGAGCTATGGATCGAAGAGTGAGAGCTATTGAAAATTTTCTTAAGAAGGGTAGGGAAAAAGAATTAACTGCAACTCTAGAGGTAGTTGGTAGACCTAGTTTAATTGCTGCTAGATATATTGAACTCTATAATGTGGGCAAAAACTACAGTGGTAAATGGTATGTAAAACAATGTGAACATAAGTTCAATGTTCAGACTGGGTATATCACTACACTAAATATGGTAAGGAGGTAACTATGGGAAGTCCTTTAACAGCTATAAGTGAAAATGGTTTGGAGAATATAGGTAGGTATTATTCTTTCTATCATGGTATAGTGAAGAATAATATTGACCCTAATAATCGCCATGCTTTGGAAGTGATTGTTTCTGAAGTTCAACAGGGAGTAGTAGTATGGGCTGCTCCAGGTATGGATATGATAGGCAATCACTTTTGTTGTAAATACCCTACACCTATGATTGGTGATGAGGTATATGTGATATTCCGAATGGGTAATGTTATGTCTCCTTTTTGGATACACAAATCCTTTATCCGATTTGAAGATGAGATTCCTCCTCAGATAAGAGATAATACTACCTTTGGATTATTTACACAGGGAGGTAATCAGTTCTGGGTAGATGATTATACTGGAGAATTCCATGTACATGTACATGGAGATATGGATATCAGAAGTGATGGTACCATAATATTTAATCAAGGATCCAATGCGGGTATGATTAAGATTAGGGAATTAACTGAGAAACTTAACCAATTAGTACAAGAGGTAGAGAATCTCAAAAACCTATTTAATACCCATACTCACCCGGGAGTTCAACCAGGTGGAGGTACCACTTCTATAACTCCTTCCCAGTATTCTCAATCCATAACCAAGTTTAACAAGGATGATTATGAAAACACTAAAATCCTACAATAATGGCTTATTCAAGAAACGATCTAATAATAGGAAGTGGGGCTTTATTTCCCATAATCCTATCAGAAAATAATAAGGGAGAAACAGGATGGTATCCAGTTATGGGGGATCCCAATCTTATTAAGCATAATCTCAAAACCTTAGTAGAGTATCATATAGGTCAAAGGTTCCGTCAGGAATATTATGGTACAAGGATTTGGGAATGCCTAGAAGAGCCTGCAGTACCTCTATTGTTATATTTGGTAAATCAATTTATTCGGGATTCTATAGAACTATATGAGCCCAGGATAATATTCTCTAAGGTAAAAGGTTATATGGTTGGCTCCAAGATTTATCTGGATATAACCTATAAGCTGGACACTAATCATGATTCTATTCAAATCGAATTCAAGGACTTAACTAAAGACATCTAATAACTATGGCATCTTTAAATAAATGGCTAGAACCTTACAGAAGATCTTTTGATAGTATCAAGGGAAAGTTACTCAGTTCACTTGATACCATTACAGATAATGAAGGTAGACCCCTGATAACGGATAAATCCGAGGGTAACATATTTGTATTAATAATCTCAATGTTCTCGGCAATAGCTGAGGTATTACATTTTTATATTGATAATGTTGCAAGGGAAACTTTCTTGCCTTCAGCTCGTAAATACGAATCTCTACTTAGGCATGCTAAGTTGGTAGACTATCATCTCAAGGGAGCTTTTGCTCCTAGAGTAACAGTGGGACTATCTCGTCAAGATACGGGAGTAGGAGTTAATATAAGTTCTACTACCGATGTGAAGGATTCTAACGGGAATAATTGGCAACCTATAAATGACTACTTCTGGCCAAAAAATTCTTCTCAAAAAACTATAATATTAGTTCAACACAGACCCATTACTGATACCTCATATTCTACCGATAATATCATCAACGGTAGGTACTTAATAGTTGATAATATACCAAGTGGAGAATTCTATGAAGAAGGTACCATGCAATTAAGTATCGGTAATGATGAATATGGTTTGGTAGAAACCTTTGCTAAATCCTCTCCTGAGGATAAACACTTTACCGTAGAGATATCTAACTCAGCTAACAGTAGTAGTGTACTGATAGTTTTTGGAGATGGTATAAATGGGTATAAACCCTCTGCCTCAGGAGGTAATACCATAACACTTAAGTTCTATGTAACTAAGGGAGAAAATGGAGCTATCAGTAAAAATGGTATACAAGGTACTTGGCCAAATAGTACAGGTATACAAATGAGTAATATCCAAGCTTCTACTTCAGGAGCTAACTATGAGGATTTCGATACTCTGAAAACTCGTATTACCAATAGTGTAAAGACTTTGGATGTTGCTATATCTAAAGAGGATTTTAGAGACTTGGCTTTAACTCGTCCAGGAGTAGGTCAAGCTGCAGTAGAGTATGAGTGTGGTAGAAAGATTAATGTTTATATCGCTGCAATAAATGGAGGTGATGCTACGGGATTATGCGGAGAGGTAAAGGAATATATTCTCCAGCATTGCCCATTAACTACTTGGTTGGATGTAAGACCCGTTGGTATAACCCCTATTATCCTATCTATGGATATTATAGGTAAAAAATCCTTTAAGAAAGATTATATCCATGATCAGGTAATGGAAGCTCTTAATAACGGGTATTCTGCAGGCAATACCAGGATAAACGAAGCTGTTAGATTATCTGACATATATGCCTTGATAGATAACCTGGAATCCGTAGATTACCTTAACATCAATAAATTTTATTTATTGCCTTGGCCTAAGATTCTTAATGGAGGTAAGAGTTTAACCATATCTAACTACGATATTACCCAATGTAAAACTCCTATGGAGTATATCCTGGTGAAAGTATCAGGTAATTGGGAAGTATATGCCAAGACTGGAGGATCTGGTAATCTCCAAAAAGGTAGTGAAAGCAGAATAGTAATAGATGATACTGGCAATAATAACTCCTTTAGCTTCAATGTTGGTACTGATATAACTACTGGTAGTAGGTATTCTATGTATGTAACTTTAGGCAATGCCATTAATCAAGACCCGGGATTTAATCTCCCCGTGATCAATAGTGATGGTGAAGGAATAACCTTAAATATAACTGAAACCTTATGATGGATTTAAAGAAACTGATAGATCTGCTTCCTTATTATTTTAAGGAAGCAGATACCTATAAAGATGGTAATGGTAAGGGCATATTAGAACGTTTTCTAGAGATATGTGGAAGTTATTTTGAAGATCAAGTAACTTTAGATACCGAATCATTACTAGATAATTTGGATGTAGAGCAATGCCCAGAACATTTCCTACAATATTTTTGGGAATGGTTCGGATGTATACCCTTTGCGGAAGGAGAATTTATAGATCCGAATAAATGGGCCCAGTATTATAATGGGTTCGATTCTCAAGCTCAGTATAATCAGAAGAAACAAAATTGGATCCATGTAAATAAAAACAATCCCTTACCCAATCTTACTTTAAGTGATAAAAGAAGGATTCTTCTATACGCCATATCCCTTATTAAATGTAGAGGATCTAAGATATTCTTCGAAACAATGTTTAGGTTATATGGGGTAGAATGTATCTCCATAGTAACTCCCTTGGATGATAATTATCAGGGCTCAGATAAATTGGAGGATCACACCATTAAGGAGACTATCCTTGATGATGGTAAGGATGGAGAATACCTTTTATTTGATAATGATCAGAAGTTTGATTGGGATACCTACTGTTCTCAGTGTATACCTGTTTATTTCACTATAAGATATACCGGTGATTCTAATTCTGAGGCTTGTAAGAACTTTATGCAAGCCATCATAAACTTCATCAATAAGTACATTCCTTTCAATGCTCATCCAATAGTTAGATTTGTAGATAGTAACAATGATCCATTATATGGAGGTATTGTATACTATATAAGGGCTACAAACGTATTAAATGGAGATTCTGCAATATTTGCTTCTCAAGTACAGGGCAATGACAATAGATTAAGGTTACCTGTATCTTATTCGGATCGTAGTTTCACTTATTTTGTAGAGGTATGGTCTAGTGAGGATCCTAATGGTGATAATTCTACTTGGGCTCCCTATACTAGTGATGAATTGAATGGTTCTTGGAATAACCTGGATCCTAACACACTACCTAAGAAATTAAATAAGGGTTATGGAGTAGTTAACTTCTCTAATCAAAACGATTTGGATGGTAGGCATCAGATACTTAATTTACAGTCTTTGGAAGCATATTTACAGGGAACTCTTGAGGATGTTAGGGTAGCTTACATTTATTTGGTAGCGGAGGATCCTAATGTTAATTTGGATAGTGATCCTTCTTCCAGTATAAGGTATGAGTTCTCTATTAAATCTGAAGATGAGGGTGGTAATGAAACATTCTCTCCCAGTATTATAGGTACTAAGGACAAATTATATGTTAAGGCAATTAAGTATGAATATGTCTCGGGTTCTGGGATAGTTACTAGTTATCCTGAGATAGTTATATCACCTTCTGGATTAACCATAGGTACTTCTCGGGATTCTGAAGGGTATGTAGAAATAACTGATCTCCAATCCGGTTATTATAATATCTCTATTAAGGAGGCTCCCATATATAATGGGTATGTACAAATACAGAATGGTGTATATAAGTATCTAGTTAAATGCGAACCTGTTGAACAAACTGTAAAAAATATAGGTGAAGTCCAGGATGTTAAGATAACTATAGAGCCAGAGGGATTAACCCTGGGTACACCTGAATATGATGTAGCTATGGAGTTAGTCTATAGTGATTATACTGCTCTATATGAACTTACATCAGATATTTATTACAGTTATCCCAAGGGAGGATTCATTTATAAAGCACACACTCATATCAAGTACTTTGGTACATATAAATTTATATGTACACTTAATCCAAGTAATATACAGCTAGAGGATAAATATACCGGTAAATTTACTGTAAATAGAGATACTGGCTTATATACTTTGGTTAGGATTACTTCTATAGATCCAGAGATAGTAAATCTCAACGATACTCAAGGCAATCCCTCTGCCCGTACTGTTAGGGTTAATCTGGAATTATATGGAAACTCAAACTTTATTTTCAAGAGTGATCCCCGTCTTAACGGTACTATGAGAGTACAAGTACAAGAGAATCAGGGTGGAGAATCTGCTGAGAAATGGTTTAGTAAATATTCTGCTAATAAGGTATCGGGATACGGATCTATTTATGAATTTAAGGATAAAATAATTCGTGTAGATGATACCCATGCCTATATGGATCTTGAGGTGCCTTTTGTTACTTTGGATGATTCACAACATAATGGATTCCCCTGTACTGGTACTTTAACATTCAGATATGGATTCCCGTTAGTTCAAGGAGTATCTCCAGGATCTAGTAATGAGGCTACTTGTAGAGTAACCTTCTCATACATAGTTCCACCCTCAGTAGATTATATATCTATAGTTCCCAAAAATGCTTCAGATTCTAATTGGAGGTTATTTGACAATGAAGGCACTAAGATAGATTGGAGTAATTACTATCCAAATGAAAATGACGATGGTAATTATAAACCTTGTTTGGGTCAAGCTATATACCTTAAGCAAAATGAGGGTAGTATTTGCGAATTTACCATAAGTGGAGTAGATGGTATTACTTATTCTTTTGAACCGGAGGATCCCAGTGAACAAGGATTTACTGATGTACAAATAGAGAATACTTATGAGGTAATTTCACTTAATAAACCCGGTAGATATACTTTCGGAGATTCAGATGGTATTTGGAAATCTGATCCTAATGATACTTCAGAGGGTTATAAACCAATGGTTATTATAGTAAAGGATTATCCCGTAACTCCTTCTATGTTATGTTCTCCTACTCAGAAAATAATCCCCGATAATGAATTAGATGAAACAGCTAAGGTTGATAGAGTTACCCTTACCCTAAATCCTGATAATCCCAGAGCAAATCATCAGATAGCTATATTTAAAGTAAAGGAGGGTAGTAGGGCATCTTCTGGAGATTATGTAGTAACTTCCGTAGAAAAACTCATGGGAATATTTGAAGCTGAAAGCTTAGCCTCTGGATATACCTTTAATGAGACTGGGGATTTTGTATTTGCTTGGGTGGGTAATTTCCAAAATCAAGATGGGAATTATACTACTAGTGACTGGGCATTATCTAAAGATGATTGGAAGGAAGGAGTTAACTTCTGTGCCTTTATCTTCAGGCATCAATCCGATTTTATAGGGGGTATCCAAGTAAATCCTGCTCAGGATTACATTAATACTATTAAGAAAACTGCTTCTACCCGAGTAGTATTAATGGACCGAGATGGTAGGGAATTAACTGGGAGTGATTACTTAATCAAAGGGTCTTGGTCAGAAACAGTTACTGGTGGAGGAACCGTACCCAGAGAGGAAACTCATGAATCCCCTTGGAATTTCGAAACCAGTTCTGTGGGTACATATACCTTTACTTATGCCTATAATGATAAGATTAAGGGTACTTTCCAAGTAACCGATGTATCACCTACTATTGGAGGTATAAGTATCATAGAAACAGGAGTATCTGCAGAGGCTCCATATGTAGGACCCCATTCATTGAATATTCAAATAATGGACGGGTCTGGTAAGAATATTTCCGATGATCCTCAGATTACTTATGATTACCTTATATCTTCTTTGACAGTTTATGTAAAAGGTCAACTTCTAGCTTCGGGTGGATATAGATTAGAGAAAGGTAATGGTCAATGGACTATCACTTTCATTAATGATATTACCTGGACAGCAGATGGTACAATCACTATTGGTATAGAAGGAGGTTATTCAGATACATGGATATATACTTATGTAGAACCTGTAGTTCCCAGTGGAGTAGAGATTTCCAACTTAGGCGGAGTAAGTTCTACCAATCCTAACAATAATATCCCCGGAGTATGGGTTTGTACTGCTAAGATCAAAAATTCTGATGGTAGCTATATGTTAGAATCAGAATTTAAGGATTCTGGGGATTTGGGTACATTGTATGTAAATGGAACTCCTTATACTTATTATGAGGGTTCATGGCAAGATGAAGCTTTTACTAAGGGTAATTATTTTACTATGGGTCAAGTTAATAGTGATGATGATTATTGGTTATTATTTGTATATCTAAAAGAAAGTCCATCATCTATCTATTGGCAATGGAAAAGTATGAATTCTAATACTCTTAATGCTTCTGGAGAACCTGCTTCCTATAGAACTATTGGTATAGTTACTAATGAAGATGGAGCTCTTGATGATCTGCTTTCAAAGGATTATAATGATTGGCCATGGAGATATCCTAAAGATGGTTATAGGAAGACCTATAATTTACCATTGTGGTTATCTCTCGGAGATAGTTCAAGTTCATGGGGTTATGGACCTTGTATATTATGCGTATTGGAAGTATTTGGTGATGGTCATATTGAGGCCAAACCTGATGAATCCATAATAATGATTTCCAATAATGATGAGGAATACCTGAGAACTAGTTATGGTAGTTCTCAGGGACTAGTACCTGTAAAGACTAATACTCCGATGCACCCGGAATCAGATACTGGGGATAAAATAAAACCCTTGCTATTTGCTACATTATGGGATAAGAGTATATATACAACAAAACAATATACTTTCCAAATCCCCAATAATGATAATGTTTATTTAGTCATAAGGGCTTCTAATGTAGATAAAGAACAACCCATAGTAAATAGACTGTATGTAAGATTCGGTGTAAGATCTTCTTTCTCAGGAGATAATCAATCCGAGTTTAAATACGGTATTACTTTTGATATGTCTTTGCAAACCGAAGATGGTTTCTCAGTTTCTGATACATTTGAATGTGATAGGGATTCTGATGGATCATTTAGTCCAATTACTCATGACTATGACTTTGGCAAAATGGGTAAAGAGTTTAAGTTCAAAATAACTAAAGCTAGTTCTTTAATCTATCGCTATCAAAGTGGTACCAATACTCAACCAGAGACTGGAGCTAATATGGAGTTTGAAGTTAGTACCTATGATGGAGGTGATGGTAGTAATGCCAAAATAACTAGGGGTGGAGAGACTCAAAGTGTTGCATATCTTGAACCCAATACTTGGGGTAGGACACAAGAGTTACCCTTTGTAAGTGATTATAATTTCGATGTAGAAGTTTCTAAATCAGGTAACATCTATCTCAATATCTCATTATCAGTATCTAATTAACTTTCTAATGACAAATTTATTTTTACATGCTACTCCGGTAGCAGATGCAACCTTAGAAGTAGCCCAAAATATCCACGAATATGGCATTGCAGTAGTAATCTGCAGCCTATTCGTGGTATTATCTGCGGCACTTATGATAACTTGTTTCAAATGGTTTAAATCTATCATAGAACAAATCATGAGTAATTATTCTGTACAGTTAACTAAACTGTATGAAGTCTCTAACAAAAATGGTGAAGTCCTTGTAGATATTGCAGAGGGTTTAGTATCGGAAACTATACTCCGAACTAGGACTATTTGTGAATCCTTATTGGATACAGCTTTCCTTAAGAGTAAGGATTTAGTTGCCCGAGTAATTGAGGAAAATAATATCCAAGATAAGGAAGCTACACGGAAAAAGGTTATAGTATTAATATCCAATATCTTTGAGGATGTATATACTAAATCTAATTACTTTACTTTCAAAGGTAAACCTTTATCACATTATATGGATAAAGAATCTTGGATTAGGCAAGTATCTGAAACTATATATGCCGAGATATACCTTAAAGTAAATCCCGATAGGACTTATACCAATGTAAAGATGATCTATGATAATATAGAACTAGAAGTATTCCATAACATAAACAATTTAAAGAGATGAGCCAGACATTTTTCAATTACCAATCAGCTATAAGATCTGCTGAATTGTCCAGGGCTATAAGTATACCAAAAGGTATAGGCCCATTCTTAGGATATGGATCAGGTATTACTAAATATAAAGATAGATGGTATATTAAACTATATCCTCAATATTATGGAGCAGGTGAAAATGAAGGAGGCACTTTAGATTCTAATACTCAGGATCTTAAGGTGGATGGATATCGTAATTCTCCTCATAGTTACATAAGCCCATTGATGAGGGATATAGTAAAGTACCATAACATCCTAATGGGAGGTAGAGTAATTAATGCTCAAGGTACTTTTAGTGATGATACAGAGAATCCTGCTAGGTTTGGTTTAATAACTAAGGATGGTTTTGTAGTATTGGATAATACTACTGAACCCATAGATGTACCAATCCTCAATGCCCAAACTTTTACCTCTTCGAATGCTCCTGCTGAGGTAGTGGTAATAGCAAGGCATAAGTATATACCTGAAGCAGTAGTCAATGAAGTAACTTATGAAGGATATGCCCTTACTTCTGCAGGTACAGATAAGAATACTGCTTCTCGTGGTACTGATACGGGATATACTGATATGAATACTTTCTATCAATTATTCCGAACTTCTATGGATATTTATTATAATAGGCCTACTGCAGTACCTAACTTTGGTTTGGATAATATCCTTTCCCAGAATAATACCTTTGGTCTCAAACTATCATATTATGACTTGTTAAGGTATATTAATTCACTGATGGCTAACAGTGGAGTAAACTTTGATATCAATGATCCTGATATTACCTTAGTGGGTATATATGGTCGAGGAGGATACACTGATACAGATCCTAATACTGGAGAATCCTTAAGTAGGCAAGAACAATTTTCCATTGTTCCTTATGGAGGTAAATGGCCATACGATCTTCCCTTCAATATATCCGTACTTAATTCTATTGCTAAGAGTTTTAATCATGTACAGGGATTGATGGAGGGATTCCCATATACCTTCCCAAATGCCGAGGATGATTCTCAAAAGAATCTGAATATTAAGGATTACATTGATAAGAAGTTTGAGGAACTCCAAAAAGAAAGTACTTCCCAAATAAGTTCGGTTATACCCTCAGGTATTATATGCCTTTGGAGTAGTGAAAATGATATTCCTCAAGGATGGTCAGTATTTGATAAAGCTATTGGCAGAGTAGTTATAGGGTTTAGTTCTGGTACTACTCTTACAATGGGAACAGGATCTACTGTCATTAATCAAATTGGAGGTACTTATTTGGATAATGCTGATAGCAGTTGGAAGATAACCCTTAAAGGTACGGATCTCCCTGCTCATCATCATGCTATTGCTTTGGCAGGTATAAATAATAAGAATGAAGCTAAAAATGATCCGGTGGCTGCTAGTTGGTCTAGGTTTACCACTAGCTTAGATTCTGACACGATGAGTTTCAAGGATGTAGTTGGTATTTCTAATGGTGCTATAGTTTCTGGACCCAATTTAACTGTAGAAGGAGATCAGGGATATACTCCTTCTCAAAACCAAACTGCTAGAGAAATATCTCTTAATAAAGCATTCCCTGTTATTGCATTGGTGTATATTATTAAGGACTAATAATAAGAGGATCCCAGTATTAGGGATCCTCTTTTTGTGTTTAGTAGTGTAATTCTTTTTTAGCCTTCTCCATCCAAAATTCTATATCCTCTTTTAATTCAGTAAAGTATCTAATAGAATTCCTGGTCTTAGGCATATTAAAGAAATCCACTAAAATTAAATTAGTTACTCTAGCTCCATCCTTAATTTGCTCTTTTATAAAAGGAGGAGGAGTAACTGTTACTTCCCAAACTAATTTGGCATCTGTATTGAGATGCTCCATCATATAATCATTTAGCATCTTCCACATTTCATTGTGAGCAGTAATTTCCTCAGTATCATCCTCTAGTTCCTTACTATCATCAAATAAATCTTCTAATCGGCATTGATTCTGGTAATAGGATGCTCGTTCAGTATAAGCATATCTAAGTAATTTACTTTTATAAGTACTAAGAGATGCAAGGATCTGGGCTTTTAAATGTTCCTCAGTATCGGTCCCATAATACTTATTAAATACAAATAACATTTTATCCCAAAAATAGGACTGTATAATATCTGGAGTGAGATCAAATCTTTTGGCATCAATTTGCCTAACAAGGTTCCGAATAACTGGCTTACAGATTTTATACATCCGTTGGAATACGGCTTGGTCATATTCCTTCATAGGTTTTAACCTATGGATCTCTGAGCCATTGTAATTAGTTTGCATAATTATAATTATTTAAAGTGTTAATGCAAATATAATAATAATATATGTAATATGCAAATATTTTAATAAAAATTATATATTTAAGCTGTGGATGGTAGCTATATGGTAAGAGGTTAGATTGAGCTACACTTCATCCAGTACTATATCAGTGTACATCTAAACTATGTTTATGCAATATGAAAGCAAAAGATAAGACTAAATTCGAATTCAGTATCGAATTCCAATTAGAGATCCTAAGGTTTTTAGTTAGGAGTAAGGAAGCTGGTTTAGTGATTAATAGAATTAAACCCAGTTACCTGGTACTTATAGAGCATGCCCTTATTGCCGAGGGCATATTTAAGTATTATAAAAAGAATAAAAGAGTACCTTCAGAGAATATCCTTAAAGAGGTAATAAAAGAGTTGCTAGAATCTAAGGATTATATTGACCTGGTAACTAAGGATGACATACCCAATATCTTTAAGATAGTTCACAATCTCTATAATGAACCTTTGAAAGATGCGGATTTTATTCGAGAGAAAATATACCAATTCTCTACTTATGTTCAGATGAAAAATCTAAATGATTCTTTCGATCTGAATAACTTTGATCAGTACGAGGAGTATGCTAAGAAAATAGATAATATTCTTAAAAAATCCAAACCTAAACAGGATGATGAACCCATATATCTTATTAGGGATACTACTGAGAGGCAATTTAAACGCCAAGCAGAACCTGATGTAATACCTTCTCCATTTAGGCAATTAAATCAACTCACAAATGCCAATGGATTCCCCTCAGGATCCGTAGTTGTATTATTAGATAAACCTAAGGCAAAGAAAACCTTCTTCCTTATCAATACTGCTAGAGGATATCTAAGGATGAAAAAATCCGTTCTATATATAGATACGGAGAATGGTAAAAACCAAATAATGGATCGAATGATCCAATCCTCTATCAATAAAACCAAGGCTGAATTATATTCAGGAGAATATGATAAACTCGAATCCCAACACATGAGGAAACTTGCAAGGTTTGGGGTAGAATTTATTGTTGATAGAGTTCCTGCAATGATTACTGATTGTAATTATATAAGGGATTTAATCCTTAAACTCAGAAATCAGGGGATTGATATTCGAGTTGTGATGATTGATTATGCTGCAAAACTAGCTTCAATAAATAGAGATAAGGAAGATTTTGATAGGATATCAAATATTTATGTGGATATACAGAATCTGGCGGATGATATGCAATTGGATTGTATATGGACTGCTAACCACATTACAAGAGATGGAGCAAAGCATAGAGAAACTCAATATGAGGAAAATGATATATCCGGAGCAATATCTATAGTTCGTAATGCTCAGTGTATATTAGGATTAAACGCTACTCCTCAAGAGGAAAAGGATAATATCCAAAGGCTTGAGGTAGTAGTTAATAGGGATGGACTTCCTTTTGGAAGGGCATTATTTAAAGTAGATGTTGATAGACAACGTGCAATCGAATTCACAAAAGAGCAAAGAAAGTCATATGATTCTGTATACGGGAAGCAGTTAGAGGAAAAACTTAAGGGTAAAACTAAGAGGGTTAATCCTGATGCTGATCCTAATAAACGGAATAGAACAACTGGAGATGTATGAAAATAACTAATCACTTTAAATCTCAGATTAAGACCTATTTGGTTAAGAGATTGGGATGCTTCGACTATAAGCACGGGTGGATGAGAGTTCCTATTTGTCCATATTGTGGAAGGAAAGAGAAGATGGGTGTTAACCTTACTATGTTTAGATGTAATTGTTTTAGGTGTAATGCCCATCCTTCTCCTTCCCAATTAATCATGGATATCGAAAATATAGATACCTATTCTGAACTTATCCAATTCCTTAATCAGGGGGATTTTAATGAGCTTACCTTCAAGGAGGAGAAATATGAATTAGCCGAAACCAAACCCATTTACCTTCCAGAAGGATTTGTTAATATCTCAGTAGGTACAGGTACACTTGGTAAAATAATGCAGAATTATGTTAAGAAAAGAGGTTTTACGATCGATTATCTCTCTCGTATGGGAGTTGGTTATTGTAATTCTGGCCCCTTGTTTGGTTACCTTATAATCCCATTCACTTATCAAGGGAAGCTTACTTATTATAATGCCCGATTAGTTGTGGGTAATGGTCCTCGATATAATAATCCCAATAAAGATATAACGGGATTGGGGAAGGAATTCATTATATTTAATAGGGATGCTTTGGATATGTATCGAACCATATTTATTTGTGAGGGTGCAATAAATGCACTAACTATGAGAGAAAGAGGTATAGCTACTATGGGGAAAGCAATAAGCCGGTTCCAACTTAACCTCCTTATCAAATCACAAGTAGAGAGGATTATTATCCTGTTAGATTCTGATGCTAAATTATATGCAATAAACTTAGCATTAAAACTGGTACCATTTAAGAAGGTAAAAGTAATCCTATTTGAGGATGAAAAAGATGTCAATGATCTGGGCTATCATAGGGTAATGAGAATGGTATATAATACTCATTATCAATCGTATAAAGATCTGATAACTATGAAGAACTCTCTCGATTGAGGAGTTCATATATTATTATAACTAACATTTTATATTATGGAAATATATTCAGTTTGTCCTTTTTGTGGAGAAGACCAAGTTTTAATTTTGCGTCCACATACTCCCTATATTAAAACTAAATGTCCCAATTGTGGAAGAGTTTATCTTGATACTGACATGATAAAATACCAAGAAAAATGAAAGAAGTAGTTTATTATTCCCTAATTTATATTACATTAGGATCCTTATTATTAACTGTATTTGGATCCATTATATATTTAGTAGCAACACTAATGGATTATTTAAAGAAGAAAAATGAAAAGTAGAGAACCCTCAATACATATCACCTTAAGTGATTTTAAAGAGATTGCTAAGGAGCTGGGTATTGATGATGTTGCTAATGAATTTTTTAGAATGGCTCGGAAAAGGGCAATAAATTCTAGAAGTATACTAGTTAGTAACAATAAAATCAATAAGCAAGTTAATAATGTTTTACTAGCAAATCAAGGAGATGCTCAAATGGTTGCCGATATTATATATGCAACCCGTATCAAACTTAAGCATAAGGGAGTAAGGAAAATAAATCAAGGTAATCTAAGGGAATGGAATAATTGTAAAAAGCTTGCCGAGATTTGTAATACCTTTTGCCAAGATTTTGAATTACCTACCAGAGAGGGATTTATTAAGTATATCGAACTTGGTATAAAGAAAATGCCTGATGCCCGAGGATTAACTACTCGTTTAATAGGACTACAAGATTCTATTACCGAGGAATTCTCCGCAATTAAAGAGATCCAAGAATTATCTCCTAAAGATAAACAAACAATATCACAAATACAAGATTTTTATGTTAGGCAAATTGCTGACCGAACTGGGATATATGAACCGATTAAAGATCCCGGGAAGTTTACTCATTTTATTAGGTTGTATGATTTTCTTAATAAAAAAGGGTGGAACTACAAAGAATATATAATTGCCCAATTCGAAGGATTAGCTTGGTGTAATGGTATACCCGAGTTATCCCAATTAACTTCAGAAAAGGCAATATCAAGGTATAATAAATACCTATATAAACATGGAGAGGATATTACTCAAGAGGATGATGAGGAAGGTTCTCTCTGGGATAAGATAAATCAAAAAGATGATTAATATGGGAAAGATTTTAATTAGAAACTGTAATCAATGTGAGTTGGATATACCTTTAAAGTATGCCAACCAATTGTATAAGGATCTACAAATCCGACATCCCCAAGCATTTTACCTTACCACTCGTATGAGGAATTTAAGGAACTGGGATGGCTATGTGAAATTTATTACTGCTCGAGGACAATTTAAAATAGGATTGCTTCCCCGAGTTTGTAATTTATTAAAAGCTTATGGATACGAGGATTTTGAGGTAATTGATTTTCGAAAACCAGTTCCTATTATTGCAAAACCCATTACTCAGATTGGGGATTTTAAACTAAGACCGGAACAAATTAAGGCAGTTAATGCAGTTCTCCATTCTAAGGTGGAAGGTATACCTTATCATATTGGAGTGATTGACTACACGGTTAACGCAGGAAAGTCACTGATCATGTCAGCTCTTTACTTATCCTTCCAGAGAAAATTAAAGACTTTGCTTATAACTAATGATGCAGATTGGTTAAACCAAGCTAAGAAGGAGTTCAAGGATTATCTCCCCGATGAGGAAATTACTTTTATACAGGGATCTAAGGTAAATCATTGGGCTAATTTTTCGATTGGTATGGTACAATCCATTTCCAGGAATGTTAAGACTTATCAATCAGAAATGGCAACTGTAGATATGGTACTAGTGGATGAGGCAGATTTAGCGGGTAGTAAACAGTATCAAACCGTTTTAACTCACTTGTATAATACCCGAGTAAGACTGGGATTATCAGGAACCATTTATATGAGTAACCTTGCTAAGGATAGGCTTAAGAATATGAATCTCGAATCCTTCTTTGGTCCTACATTGGCAAAATTTACTTTAAAACAATCCATTAAAAAGGGATATTCTACTGATACCATAGTAAAAATAATACCCACTAAATCCTATTATGGGAATTACGAATCCCCTTGTAATACTTATTTGGAGATTTATAACGATATGATAACTAATAATCCCCATGCCTGGAAAGTAGTATTAGATAGGATATTATTTAATTTAAAGTATGGCAGGATTCCAATGCTCGTAGTATGCAAAATCATAAATCATGCAGAAAATCTTTATAAAGTATTTGCTAATGATTCTAGATTAAAAGGATTACGATTAGCTTGTGTTCATGTAGATACTCCAACTAAACAGAGAAATAAAATCCTATCCGATTTTAGAGAAGGTAATATTGATATCCTAATATCCACTACCATTATTGCTCGAGGTAAAAACTTCCCAAAATTGAGATGTATGATTAATGCTGCCTCAATGGATTCCCAGGAAAAATCGATCCAATTCCTTGGTCGATTAGTTCGAACTTGTGAAGGGAAAAATAAAGTTTACCTTGATGATATTCATTATCCTGGAGATTATTTGGATAGACATGGGAAACATAGGAAACGGTATTATTTACAGCAAAATCTAAAGGTTATTGATCTATCCAAGTTTCATAGGTAATAATACCTTCCAACTATGATTTTCCAAAGTACTATGTATGTGTGCAATATCATTCCGAGGGAACCGAGGAATGATATTAGGCCTACTACTAAAGAAAATCCCAGAAAAGGATTCTACTAAAAATCAATAAACATAAGTATAACTTAAAACTTTAAACACAATGATTAACTTATTTGTATTCAATCTCAAACATTTTACAGAGGGTATAGTTTCCTTTAAAAAGGAGGGAGCTTATCCTCGTATATCCCTGAGACTTACTTTTGAAAGTGAATTAGGTATTTATTCCTATATCTTTAATAAGGATTCATATAAGGATTCTTACTTAGAGAAAATTAGAATCCTTCTTTCAAGGATTTATGCTAATGCCGATCAAGGTAATGCTTTCATGGTTCTGGACTTCTATAAGGATGAAGAATTATATCTTTCAGATACTAATGAGTATATCTTCGATACATTAAGTATTACCCGAATGAGTAAAGAAAATCGTACAGAGGTTAACTGTATAGAATATAAGTTGTCATGATAATCAATAAGAATCACATATTGCATATTCAGGAGCCTGAGCATAATGATCAATTGGTATGGATCGATATTTATATGGTATCGGGTATACTCAGACTTGGATTTACCTATAATAATTTGATTGAGAAGTTAGCAATGATGAAAGCTAATAATTTCTATCAGGAATTGGATAAGGAAATGGGGGACAGTCATACTTTCTTTACAGTGGATAACCTACTGGTAGACTTTATAAGGTTCATCAATTTCCATCAGGTAGAAGACTTTGTAATCAAATCCTCTACTAAGAATAGCAAATAGGACCTATTATTAAATGCTTCTAACAATCTTAAAGTCGTATTAACTAATTAAAACTCAAAAACAATGGCAGAAGAACATGTATTAAATCCTGAAATACAGGATGCAGACAAGGAACAGAAACCTGTAGAAAAGAAGGAAGATCAGATACAAATTAATCTGGCTACTTCTGTGCTAATCACTCCAATGATTAAGTTCATAGGAGAAATTAAACCGGAAGTTCAGGGAGCTAATCCCATATTTAGTTTGGTAGTGGTAACCGATGCAATCAAACTCAAGTTCACCGGTAAGATGCAAGCAATAAGAGGATTGAAAGCCGGTCTTCTTAATGCTCTTACTCAAAACCAGATATACATTGCAAATGTATCGGAATCACTGGTAGAAGAAGGAGATTTGATGTATGAAGTCCTCTAAAAAGAAGAAACTACCCGATCTAACAAAGCAAGACCCTTTGACTCCAATCAATCTGGAGTCATTGGGTTCTAATGGAGATGTATGCTTTGGTAAATCCTATGATCTCTCAACTAAGGAATGTAAATTATGTGGAGATTCTGAATTATGTGCATTGAAAATGTCTCAGAATCTAAGAATTACTCGCAAAGAACTGGAAGATAAGAATCATTATAAAGATCTGGATACTCTTCTGGATATTCAAGCGGTAAAGAAATATATTCGTTCGTTGAAGAGAAAAGGTATGACAAGAAGGGAAATTGTAAACAAGTGTTCAACTAAGTACGAAGCTCCCACTAAGGATATTCGTAAAATATACCGAGAACTATATGGAAAACAAAGTGATAATGGAAAATGATTGGAATACTGATCCAATAAACAAAGCCTCAATATCCTTTACTAAGGTGAGGGAAGTCAAGGATCCCAGCACATCTTATGATTCTGCTGGGCTTGATTTTTATATGCCCAATAATCTCAAGGAGGAGGACTTTACTAATTATAACAGTGTAAAGTTCGAATTAAACCTTTTCAAAGAAGTAGAGAAAATAATATTAGCACCTCACGGAAGAGTATTGATCCCATCAGGTATAAAAGTTAGGATCCCTAAGATGTTTGCATTGATTGCTCACAATAAGTCTGGAGTATCCTCTAAGAAAGGGTTAATATTCTCTGCTCAAGTAGTAGATGCGGATTATACTGGAGAGATACATCTGGGAATAATTAATACTGGAAAGGAGGAAACCTATATTCAGGCAGGTACTAAGGTATTGCAATTCTTATTGGTACCCGTATTCCATGTAACTCTTAATGCAATCTCTAATGAGCAATATGCTACATTCAAATCTTCTCGAGGTTCTAAGGGATTTGGTAGTAGTGATAAAATATCCACTATGACTGCTGGGGATTTTCCTAATAGTCCAAATCCTCTTGGAATAATGTATGATGCAAGTAAAAGTGATCCAGATTAAATTATTACAACTATGGCTATAAACAATTACAGTGATCAAGATTTTCAAAGGTTACAACAGCAAGTAACTACTCATGGGAATCAAATAAGCAACTTACAAGAATCCCTTAATAATACTAATGATGATGTACATGATCTATCTACTACAGTGGAGACTTATGTACAAAAAACAGATAGCTTACAGACTACCGTAGCTGAACTAACCGAAAAGGTAAACCAGTTAACCACACGATTAAATCAAATACGAAATGAACTTGATACCGTCATTTATCCGAAATTGCAAAATCATGAGGATAGAATCACAGTTCTGGAGAATTCAAAATTGGTTTATATAAAAACTCGAAAAGTTCTAAGTCCTAAGTATGAATCTACTTATAGGGGAACAGTACTCTATATGCCCAAGGATCTTACCAAACATGATTTCGAAATATGTAATGAGGATATTGCTGGTAAGATCTATTTCGGATGGTTCCAAAAGATTTTCAATCCTCATGGATGTGGAAGGGTATTCTTCGATTTCAAGACAGGAGAAAATGGAGAACTTCAGGGATTGACTATTGGGCAACATGCTAGAATAATCATTCCAATGGGAGTTAAGATTAAATACCAACATGAAAAGACTGCTCTTTTACATACCGTATATAATTCTTTGGCAGTAAAAGAAGGACTGCTTTCTAATATAATGGTATCAGAATATACTGGAGAAGTCTTGGTAGTATTGGTAAACCTTTCTCCAGGATTGGTATATATAGGAGCAAATGACCCATTGATAACTCTTATTCATACCTTCACCTATAATACTAAGCCAGAACAATTAACTGAAGAACAATTTAATCAGTTTTAATTATGGATATACGTAATATTAAAGAGGAAGCTCCAAAGGTAGATAATTTCCAATACCTTGAGCAAATGTTTCAATTGGGTAGGGAACAGTTATCCGCATATATAAATAATGGTCCAGAGGATTTGCCTGAGGAGTTTCCTCTTAATGTAAACATCCCAAGGAACCAGGTAGTTCTCAAGGATTTTATCAACAGAGTAATTGAAGAGCTAATGGAGGGATATGAATCTACCCAAGCTGCTTTTAGAATTATTTCTGAGAAAGGGTGGAACAATGAATTACTCAAGGATGATGAAGTGGAGGAATTAAATAACCATTTGCAAAATGCCTGTGAGGAACAAGCTGATGCAGTGGGATTCTTTATGACCCTTTTCCTATATGCTAATATTGGGCCAGAGGATATATATGAATTTGCTAAGGTATACTCTTATTGTAAAGTTGAGAACCTCTATGATGTAATGAGGGTTGGACAAAATTATCAGGATTTGGACATTGATGAGAATCACCTATTTTGTCTTCCTATATTAGAAAAGAATGAGGATTACATTCCGGGGTTTTACGAGATGAATATGTATTCTCATTTGGTAACTGAGAAGGAATCCATATTCAATACTGTATATTATCTAAATATGGCAAGGAATTCCCTTAAATGTAGACCTTGGAAGAATACCCAAATAATGACTAAGGAGATAGAATTCCAGGAATGCTTAGTAAATGCTTTTTACCTGTATATGGGATTCTTAAAGCAATTTAAGTTTTCTCCTCGGAGAATATACATAGAGTATTTCAAGAAGTTTAAGCTTAACATGTGGCGAATTGCGTCAGCATATTAATTACTAAATTATGGGGGGTTGGAATAAACCATTGGAAGGATTAGAGAACATGGATGTTTCAGAGAACATCCATTCTCTTGAGTTTGCTACTTCACAAGAGGCATGGGAAAAATTGAATGAATATTTCCTTCAAATGAATCCCATTCTTTTTAACAAAGGAGCACTTGCAAACAGTGGATTAGCTGTATGCTATAACGTTTTTATTCGCATAAGAAAAGCATGGGTTGATCCAGAGTTTGATTATGGAAGACACTTTAATTATACTTCATCTAAATGGAGTGTTCTTCTAAATAACTATATCGACTTTAATAAGTTGGATCTGATGAGATCCCGAATAAGAACTCTAAAGAACAGTTACAATCAGAATTACAATGTTACCTATATATTCAACAATAAACATGATAATGGTAAACAATGTCTGATTGCTGCAACTTTCTCAAAGAGATTCCAGGAGGATATACCAGTAATAACGATGGTATTAAGGGCATCAGAGATAACTAAAAGGTTAATGTTCGATTTTCTTCTCGTACAAAGGATGGCAGAATATGTATATGGTCCCAATCAATCCGTACAATTAAATCTGTTCGCTACACAAATGTATGGAAATACCGAGACTTTAATTATGTATGATGCTCATAAACCAGTTCCTAAGATAATTAAGAAATACGATAATCCCTGGGTGGATAATGTAAAGAAGGTATACAAAAAATTTAAAGAAGGTACAGAGAAGGATTTTTATTCTTTCAAGGTATACTTTAGGAGTTTTAAGGTTGTACGTCCCGATCTTTATCAATATAAACCTTTGCTTGCTAAAAACCTGGTTATAGAGGATGATCCTATAGAGTATCCAGAGAATTGCATATCCTATTCACAAAGGAAAAAGTTCCGTACTAAATACTTAAGAAAACAGAAGAAAAATGAAAAAGTATCTAGTATTGATTGACAATCAAGAAACTTTTGTCACAGATGACGAGAGGGAAGCCTATAAAATGTATAATTATTATTATGATAGGCATGTATCTGTAACCATGTATAAAAGAGTTCAATTTTCATACTAAACAAAATGAGGATATATCAAAATTCATTCGAACTAATGTCCGAAATGGGCAGAGAGTTAAATTCCTATGGTACAATAGTAAAACCTAAGCATTACCAAAATAAGGATATTGAAGGTAATGAGGATTTTATTACTAAGGAGATAATATGCCAACAGTATTGCCTAACTAATTTGGGTGATCCTATATGGTTGTTTGTATTTAACCATGCTATTGAATGGGCTGATGCCGAGTTTAAGGAGAGAGTAAGTTTGGATCCTACAACGGGAGAACCTTGGAATCCCGGATGTGCTTGGGAATTAAGAAAAGATCTTTGGGAACAATTCTTGGTATATAGTAAGGATCCAGGTACTTGCCCTCAGAAATTCTTCGATTATACCTATTCTGATAGGATTATGAAGGAGGTAACCTATAAGAAAAGAGAAACTACCAAATTGGATGCCATAATCCAATTATTAAGGGAGGACCCAGATACTCGTAAAGCAGTACTTAATATCTTTGGTAGTGATTCGGTGGGTAATGATGATGAATGCGGATATGACGGTCATTTTAGAATCCCTTGTTCAATGTATTATGATTTTCTTATAAGGGAAAACCCAAAGGGAGAAAAACAATTGAACATATGCTACCATCAAAGATCCTGCGATTATGCTACTTTTTTTGGTAGTGATGTATATCTTGCATGGAAGTTAATGGAATATGTTGCAGAGAAAGTGGGAGTTAAACCCGGTTATCTATTCCATACCATTGACTCTTTACATGTATATAAGAAGGATTGGCATGTTCTCTCAATGAATTTGGAGGACCTACAAGACAGATATTGATATGGAAACTAAATATCACATAATAAAAAACTTACAGGAACTGGACACTTTAATCCAGTCCTGTAAGTATACAGGGTATTGCTGCTATGATTTCGAGACAAATGCACAACCTTTGTATAATCATGATTTTAGAGCAACCATATTATCCATATCATTTCAGCCAGGATTCGGTTGCTCTATTCCGTTACAACATCCTGAAACTCCAAAGAATTTCCCTTGGAAAAAAGCATTATTTAGAATAGGTCATGAACTTATCGAAGATTATGATGTAATCAAAGTAGGATGGAATATAAAATTCGATAATCAGATATGGGAGAAGTTCGGTATATATTATCGAGGTACTGCCATAGATGGAATGCTTGCTAAATATATCCTAAATGAGGAACGTCCCAATGATCTAAAATCTATGGTAAGGAGATACTTACCTGAGTATGGAAATTATGAGAAGCAAGATGCCTTTGATAAAATACCTTGGGATAAAAAGGAATTGGAACCTCTTTGCAAATATGGATGTCAAGATACTGATTATACCTTGAGATTAACCTTATTCTTCGAAAAGAAACTCATAGACTTGGGATTATATAATGCTTTCCGTAATCTTATGATGTGTAATTCTCGAGTAATTACCTCAGTAGAGAAATGTGGGTTATTAGTAGATAAAGAATTTAATGCTAAATTAGTAGGAGAATATGCAAATAAGATAAAACAAGCAGAAGAGGTATTATACAATCTTCCAAGAGTAAAAAGATTTACTAAAGAATATAATCAACAGAAAGTAGATGCTTATATTTCTAGCATTGAAAAGGAACTAGAGGATTTGGATCCCAATGATCCTAAGGATGCTCGTAAAATAAAATCCCGGGAGGAGAAGATTGCAAGGATTAAGGCAGGAGAATTTACTACTAAAAAGGAACAGGAACTTATAAGACCTCTGAATTTTGGAAGTAGTAAGGATTTACCTGCTATACTGTTTGACAAACATGGGTTTAATTTCAAGACATTTAAAACTTCAGAAACTGGTAAACCCTCTACCGATGAGGAATCACTTACTCAATTAAGGTTATCCGTAGAAAACCCAGAATCACCTAAAGCGGTATTCCTGGATAAATTAAAAGAATCCCGAGACTTAAAACATACTTATACTACCTTCATATTGGGATGGCAAGAAAAATTACAGGATGATTCAAGGTTGCATGGTAAATTTAATATCCATGGTACCGATAGTAATAGATTCTCTTGTATTCATGGGGATACATTAGTAAAAACTTCAGAGGGGGATATAACTATAAAGGATCTTAAGGATAACTTTAAGGGTAAGAAAGTAATTACTAAGGAAGGTTGGAAAGATATACTCAATTGGATTGATAAGGGTAAGGATCAAATGTATGAGGTAGAGTTAGAGGATGGTACTACTATTAAGTGTACATTAGATCACATATTTATTACTAACCAAGGGGATTTAAGTTTAAGGTCAATTCTCAATAAATACCGAAGTACTATTAGTAATAAACCTAAGTTATTAAAGTATGAGGAATAATCGAGAATTAAGGGTACGTTCATTGAAAGGCCCGAGGAGGAAGTTAATTCTTGAACTAATCGAGGGTAAAAGGTATATTAAGAAAAGAGATCTACAACATTATTTTTTTGATGAGAAATGGAAGATATCAGATTTTAAATATCATTTTGGATTAGGTCATCGTATAGTTAGAGGATCTCTTTATAAGTGGTTTACACCTGAAGAGATAGATAAATCACATAGAGAAAAGATATCCGAAAAACAGAAGGGGGATAGGAATTCCAATTCGGTTAATTGGTATAGGCCTAGTAAACTTATACCTTTAACCGAATTGGAACAAGCTATATCCTCTGTACATAATAAGAAGGAACTAAAGGAGAAGCTAAATCTTACTTCCTACGAGCTTTCATTTATTCAGCAATTTTATAACTTCAGGTTGCCCAATCACAATACCTTTATTGAGGATTTTAGTGTTAATCATTTATCCAGAAAAGAGATTAGGTTATTAGCTAAATGCTTAGTTATAACTAACAGTGCTAAAGACTTTCTTAGAGGAGATCTTAGGCAAATACATGAAGCAATATGTAGATTGATAATACTTAATTTTCAATTAAAGTATATTATTCGAAAGTTGAAGAAGTATTATAGAGATTATGACTTTAATATGCCCACAAACTTGATAGAATATCATTTCTATGTTCAACTATTGAGAATGTTTCCAGATGTAATACCTCAATACTTTTTTAGGGATTTGAATATACATGTAGATTTTTTAATACCCTCTAAAAAGTATATTGTAGAGCTGGATGGGCAATTTCATAATATAAAGGATGACCTTGACCGAGATAATAAACTTATTGCTATGGGATATAAAATAATTAGGATAGATTTAGGTAAAGAATGTCTATCACGATTTATTAAATCTAAAGATATAAGAAAATGTTTAAGGAAGTATCTATCAAAAGTATAAAACCTATAGGTATACATGAAGTATATGATTTAACTATAGAAGGCTGTCCTCAATATGTTGCTAATAGTATATTAAACCATAATTCTAGTGACCCAAATATGCAACAGATTCCTAAAACCTCCGTAGATCCCAATGTTAAAAACCAGTTAATAGCTCCAAAAGGTAAGCTGTGGTTGGTTTTCGATTATTCACAATGTGAGCTACGTATGATGGCACATCTATCCGGAGATGAAACGTACTTGAGAGCATTTAGGGAAGGAACTGATCCTCATTTAACTATCGCAGCACATAAATATCATGTACCTATCGAGGAGGCAACTAAAATATATGAGGATGAAAATCATCCCGACCATAAATTATGGAAGGTAAGGAGAAAGCAAGCAAAACAAATAGCTTTCGGACTTATATATGGTATTGGAGTAAATCTTCTTGCAGTTAAACTTAGTGATCCTAAGGCTGGTATAATTGTATCTAAAGAGGAAGCCCAAGAGGAAATGGATAACTTCTTTAGTCAACATCCTAAGATAAAGAAATTTAAGGAAAAGCAAGAGAAGTTCCTAAGGAAACATGGATATTATAAGCAATTATTTGGTACTAAAAGAAGATTGCCTCAGATATATTCTGATGATAATGCTGAAGTTGCTTATGCAATAAGATTGGGATTGAATTTCCCCTGTCAGGGTGCTGCTGCAAATATGACTAATTTTGGAGCAATACTTTTGTATTGGAAAATGAGACAAGGTAAACTTCCAATGATGGATGAATGTTGTACAGTGCATGATGCAATCTATATGTATGCTAATCCTCAGGATATAAATACCTGGACAGTATATTCCATTTGGGATGTATTGAGAAACCCAAGTACTAAAAGATACTTTGGTTTTGAAATAGACGATGTGGATCTTGACATGGATTTTTCAATTGGAAGAACCATGGCAGAAGAATTGCCCTTTATTCCAGGATATGACTACAACAAAATGTTAAGAGAAGATTTTTCCGTGGAAGAATACATGGAGGAGTATAAGAAGTTTAAAAATAAAAAGGTAGGATTCTTTAATGCTGCTCATCCCAGTACTTTTCCCAAACTTTATAAACAGGAAATGAAGGCTTATGAAGAACAATTCAGAAAACGAAAACTATAGATTTATCGTATTTGTTGAAAGTCATGATGTTGGATATTATTCTTCAATGTATGAGAGTAAACCTCACAATAGGATAGATGATATAGTTGCTATAGTTAAATCCGAAGATACTGCTAAGGATATGTGTAAAGATCGTAAAGAATTAGGTTATACTAGAGTAAAATGGGAGGATTAATTATGGATCGTCAAAGACAATTATTACTTAGCCAATTAAAGGAAAATAAGTATTATAAGGAGGCTAATTGGAGATTACACTTAGTTTATATTCTTTCAGGTGTACTCCAAAAGAATTATGAATACCTTGATAATGCTTTGAGGATGATGGGAGTAAAACTTAATCCCAATGATCAATGGCATATAACCGAAATACTGAAGGCATCAAAAAGAGCCATTTATCATGCTGAGCAATTATATAAGGAAATACCCAATGAAAAGGATGGAGAGAATGCTAGTTATATCCATGAAAACTGGGTGGATATATTCTATGCGTTATTCTTGAAGATATTGGAAATTGGAGGAGATGAAGATGTAGATGCTAAATTGAGATTCTATGGGATATACAAATATCTGGATCAGTTTAAGCAACATATACATGCTCCCGAAATGCACAATCAGTGGATATATGCTTTTGGTAAATTAGAGGAATATATTAGGGAAGGGAAGGTAATATATGATAAAGAAAAACTGTTCAAGCCTAAATTCAGTGCCCTTGACACCTTTAAAGGTAAAGATTGATGGCACCTATTATTATATCGATCCTAAAAAGGAGATGGATATAGATGAAGACAATCTAGATGAAGAACTCAAAAAATCTTTGTTCAATTATACTATATTATGTCGTGCTAGAGATTATCTTATAAAGAAAAGAGATTTACTTGCAAGGGAGAAAGAAGAGGCTTATTCCAAAGCTTGGTTATTCTATAAAGATACCAATGAAAGGTGGAATAATGATTATGTTTCGAATAGGGCAAATACTAATTCGAAATACAAATCTCTTTCAGAGAAATATATTAAGGCTTGCGAAGCTGCAAGTAATTTAATCTCTTTCTGTAGAGCCTACGAGAATCGTATAGATGTATTAAGAACCCTAAATGCTAACCAAAGAAAATTAAGTGTATAACTAACAAATAACGATTATGGAACGTATAAAACTTGATTACATCTCTTCAGCTGTAGCTGAATTGATTAACAAAATCCTTAGCTCAAAAGGTATACCTGCTGAGGATAAAGTAGTAGTTGCAACTCCTATTGGGGAAACTAAGGTGGGAAATATTATACTCCCGGGAACTATGGATGAATCCAGACCTAAGAAGGGTGTAATAGTCCAACATGGTAGTATATCCGAAGCTTATCAAAGACAGGAGTATCTATTTAATATTGGTAATATCATTACTTACGGGTTGTATTCTGGTAAAGAGATTCAGTTTGATGCTGATGAATTCCCTCAAGAATTACAAAAGGAACTTGAGAATACCAAATTCACAATCCTATCATTTTCAGAAATTGCATACGTTGAAATAAATCCTAAATAGCGATGAAAGATAAAAAGAAGAAATTATCAACATCTGGTATGTCCACAAGGGACAAGATGTTGGCCAGGAAAAAGAAGCTCCAGGAAAAAGGAGGTAGTGGATTTGTATTTCCTAAAGAGGGTATTACTCGTATAAGGATGAAATCTCCTGGAGATGATAAGGAATTAGGTATGGAGCTTATACAGTTCTACCCAAATCCCAAAATAGGTGGTATAATATCACCTGCTACCTTCGATGAACCTTGTCCTTGGATGGAGAAATACCAGGAGCTTAAAAATTCAAAGGATGAATCCGATAAGGAACTGGCAAAGAAACTTATTCCTCGTAGGAAATACGTAATAGGAGGTATAGTATATGAGGATGAGAAAGGTCTTAAACCGGATTATAATGGAGAGGATAAAGCTGTTTTGATAGCTTCAGGAGTTTATCAAGATATAATCGATCTCTATTTAGATGAGGATGACTATGGAGATATGACTGATCCAATAAAAGGATACGATATAAAAATCCAAAGATCTGGGTCAGGTAAAAATGATACTACCTATTCAGTAAGACCTTGTAAACCCTCTAAGTTGGATCCAAAATTTAGAGGTAATATAGATCTGGAAGGAATAGTTAGGAAACAGATACTTTCTTACGATGAGCTTGAATCCAAATTAAAGGAATTCTTAAATGAGGATTTTGATGAAGAAGAGGAAGAGGAGGAAGAAAGGAAACCTAAGAAATCCACTAAGGTAAAGAAGGTATCTAAGAAGAAATTTAAATCTGATATTTGATTGTTTCCATAAGTAATATATTAATAATGTGTTGGTTGAAGGGAGTGGTAGAAGGATAATATCTAACTATCACTCCTTTTATTGTAGATTAAAATCATTATGGCTAAGAACAAATTGAAAATCCCCACAAAGAATGAACTTCTAAAGAAGTATGGGGATATTATTAAGGTAGCCTCTAATAAGGAGGATACAGGTTTATGGTTACCTTCTACATTCTTTGCCCTTAACTATCAGATGGGTGGAGGTATACCCTTTGGGAAAATCCTTGAGATAGCTGGTGAGGAGAGTTCAGGAAAATCTCTCATAGCTTATAACTTTGCCTATGCTTGTCAACAACTGGGTGGACATGTTATATGGGTAGATGCCGAACAATCCTGGATGAACTCTTGGGCAGAGGAAAATGGGGTTGATCCTGAAAAGGTAACAGTAATAAATGAAACTCGAATAGAATATATTGCAGATGCCGTAGCAGATTTAGCATTATATCTAAGAGCACAATTAACTAATAATGAACCAATATTACTGGTATTGGATTCTATTGCTGCTACGGATTGTTCGGATAATATAGATGCCAAGATGACCGATGCAAAAGCTGAAATGGGAGGTAGAGCAAAGGCATTGTATAAATATTTCCGAATTAGGAACGAATTGTTCTTCAGATTAGGGATAACCCAGATATACATTAACCAATTAAGAACTGCTTTAAATGTCGGATTTGGAAAAGATAATACAACAACTACAGGAGGTGCAGCACTTAAATTCTATGCTTCTATCAGACTTGCTTTCTATTCAGGCAAAACAGTTACTATTAAAAGCAAAGGTAAAGAACGTAAGGTTGGAAAACTTGTCACCATCAGATTACTTAAGAATAAAGTTGCTCCTCCAAGACCTACAATATCAAAATGTCCTGTGTATTTCAACCCTAAATTCCATGATGTTGGATTTGATAGATACTATGGATTAGAAGATGTATTAGTAGAAAATGATATTGTAGAAAAATCCTCGGGAGGAGTTTATAAATACAAAGGTAGTACATTATGTCGTGGTGAAGAGAAATTCCAAAAGATGTTAGAGGAAGATGATTCTCTCAGACGCAAATTACTTAGGAAAGCAAATATAAATACGATTGGAACTACTAAAAAGAGGATCCAAGAGTTAAATAAAAATTACTTCCCAGTAGAGGGAGTAGAGTACGAATCTTATAATACGGAGGAAGAAAATGAAGATGAATAATTCGCAGGAAGTGGGAGGTAGCCATTATGAGAGGTTTAAGATAGAACCCGTACATTTAATGATCACCTATTCCCTCAATTGGTTCCAGGGAGAAGCCCTGAAATATGTTTCTCGACATTGGTTTAAGGGAAAGGAACAGGATTTGGATAAAGCCTATCACATAATGGAGATGGCTAAAAATTTAGATCCATTAACGGTTAAGCATACTATGGATCAGTTAGATTCTGGATCTATATTACGTGATTATGTAGCTCAGTATTGGTCACAAATGCTGATAGATGCTGATTTTGGTAGTGGTAATGATACTCCTGGCCAATCTTGGTTTCATTCAATACTGTCTATCATAATGGGTGAGTATAAAATGGCAATGGAAAACATCAAAATATATAAGGAGAAATACTATGGAACCAAAAGTAAAGATTGATCACGGTAGAGAATTGGATGAATTGACTAAGTTCACTAAGAAATTTTTTGATGACCTTCAGGAATATAATAAGGGTAAAGAAGATACTCCAAAGGAAGCCCCTATAATGGTAATAGCTTGTGATAGTATTGGGGGAGCATCTTTCCTATGTGGTGATCCTGATAAGTTATCTCATGAATTATTAGCCTTAGTAAGTAGGAGTAAGGCTTTTGAGGAATTCCTTAAAGAACTTATTGAGAAAATACAACTAATAATGCTTAGTGATGAGAGAGAAAGTATTGCTAATTGATGCCGAAAATGTACTCCACGCCTCGTTTCACAAATTCGAAAAATTCAAGAGTACTGATGGAAAACCTTCTGGAGCAATTTTTGGATTCTTCAAATCACTCCACATGTACATGGAGAGATTTTATCCAGATAATATTTGTTTGGCTTTTGATAATGGGCATTCACCATATAGATCGGAGTTACTCCCAAATTACAAAGGGCACAGGAAAAATATCTCGGTGGATTATGAATCTCTTCAATCTCAGAAGAAGATCATAATGAAGGTACTTAAGTATTTGAGAATACCTTATGTATTCGATAAGAAAAAATCCCTTGGATATGAAGGTGATGATTTCATTGCTTGGCTTAGATATGAGAAATATGGGGATAGAAATAAGTATGTTCAAACCATAGTATCTTCAGATAAGGATTATAACCAGTTAATATCCAAAGATGTAAAGGTATTCAATCCCCGGAAAAATGAGGTAATAACCATAAATAATTGTAAGGATCTTTTTGGATATACTCCAGAGGAAACTATAGATTACCTTTGTTTAGTTGGAGACAGCTCTGATGATATTCCTGGAGTAAAAGGATATGGACCTGTAAAAACTAGAAAGTTTCTTGATAAATATTGGTGGGTAGATGAAGCATTTAAGAAAGGAGAATGCTTAGAGATAAAAGAAACATACGAAAGGAATAAGAAATTGATAGACTTATCATGGTTTATAAATGAACATCCTTTAGATGAAAAGGATCTACCATTACATTACCTAAGTAAGCCTATCAATTGGAAGAAATTCAAAGAAGTATGTATCGAATACTCTTTAGCATCTTTCATGACAGATATATTTATGAAACCTTTTAAAGAATACAACCATGAGTAAAATAATGTTTGCTGGTGCAAGTGGTATTGGAAAATCTACCCTTGCAGAATGGATTGCTAACGAGTGTGAATTATTTAGCTCCAATAGTATGCCCTTTGTATCCGGTAGTGTATCTGATTTGCTCCCTAAGACAAAAGATATGCCTCATAAAGATATGCTTGCAAGAGATCCTATGGAATTATACCATGAGGATATGCAAATACTAAATCTTAGGCATAAAAAGTTCAAAGAGTATGAAAATTTTGTATCTGATAGATCTTATCTTGATAGTGCTGCTTATTTTTTATATAAACAAGCCGACAAACAACCCGAATGCGAAGTAGAACATTTCCTGGAATTAAGTAAGATGCTCCTTAATCAGGAATGTACTCACTTAATATTCATCCGATTCCATACTGGTTTATATAAAGAATGGGTAACTGAGGATAATGGGAAACGAATAGTTAGCTCATTCTTTCAAATGGAAATAAGTGCTATCATGGAGATGATACTTAAATTATGGGGATTCACTCCAGAGGATCATATAAGGGCATTAAAAGATTCCTGGTTAAAAGCCCCTAAGACTTTGGATTATCCCTGTCCAATAGGTAGTATAAAATCCTTATATGGAGAAACTAAAGTATTGGTATTGGATGAGCCTAATTTGGATTTACGTAAATCAGTAATTGAACTATTCTTAAAAGTATGAAAAACTTAGTAGCATACGTAATATCGGATTTGCATATTAACGACTGGGCTAAGTTTAATGAGAATGATACCAGGACCCATAATCAAATGAGGATCCTGGTATCCTTGTTATCTAAGTCCTATAACGAGAGAGTGCCTATATTATTTTGTGGGGATTTATTCCATAAGCCCGATATGATAAGACCCGAGTTACTCAATTTAATTTTTCATGATTCCTTAGTAATACACACAAGGTATATGGGATACCCCATTATGTATGCCATAAGTGGGAATCATGAAATTAACCATATAAGTAAGATTGGAGAACATCCTGTAAGTTGGACAAGGCTCTTTACTAAAATGTTTCCTTGGCTAGTATGTTTAGATTATTGCCAAATCCTTATCAAGGATAATATCATGATACATGGGGTACCCTATGTAGATCACAATATAGGATTAAGTAAATATCTTAAAGAGATGAAACTAGATCCTAAACAAAAGCATATCCTTATGCTTCATACAGATTATCCTGGAGCAAGAGATACTGATGGTAGGGAAGTAGGTTCTGTAGAAAATTTAAATCTCAATGTATTGGATCGATTCGATTTAGTATTATGTGGTCATATACATAAACCCCAAAGATTATCCAAGAAGGTATACATGATAGGTGCTCCTATTCAACAAAGGAGAACTGATAGAGATTGTGATATGGGGTATTGGAAATTATACGATGACCTATCTATGACCTTTGTGAAGTTAAAAGGGTATCCCCGATTTATCGATGTGGAATCTCAGGATGAAATTAAAGATGATGGTAATTATTATACTGTAATACCTAAAATTGCTAGTACTCCAGTAGAAACTAAACATAAGATTACTAAGCAATTAACAAATAAAACTCTAGCAAAGAGGTATATGAAGGTTAAAGGTATAAAAGATAAGAACAAAGAACAACTTTTAATTAAGGTACTTAAGGAGGCAGATCAATGATAGAATTTACAAGGTTAGTTACCGAAGGATTTTGTTCAATATACCAAGCAGATATTGCACTGAATCAAAACCAGATAGTATGGATACGTGGTGCTAATGGGGAGGGGAAGTCGAGTTTAATCTCTTCATTAGTATGGTGTATATATGGAAAGAATCTAAAAGGTAAATCCCAAGTAAATACCTGGGAAGAATTAAGACCTAAGGATTATAAGGGAACTAAGGTATGTATATATTTCCTAAAAGATGGTGTACCTTATAATATTATTCGATGTCAAAAATATACATCCGAAATTGAGGATGGTGCAAAGGGAAAAGATAGGGTTTTACTTATAAGGGATGGAGAACTTTTAGACTTAAAAGGTAAGTTCTCTATTCAACAGGAGATAAATAAGGTATTGGGATTACCTTACGAGTTATTTATTAATTCGATAGTATTTGGTCAAGGATTAAAGAGATTGATTGAGGAAGATAATTCGAATAAAAGGGCAATATTCGAAGAGATATTTAATCTCAATTTCCTTAATACTGCTAAGGATATAGCCAAAGGTAAAAAGGATGCCATGAGGGAAGGTATCCTGGATATGGAGGGAGATCTCAATGTAATGACTGATAAACTGGAGAATTATAAGGAATTAAAGAGAAAACTCAAAACTCAGGAATTAGAGGCCAAGATAAATAGATCTAAGCAGATAACGGAATTAGAATCTACAAGGTTGGATTATGCTAAGAAATTGGGAAATATTCAAAGGTCTCAGAGTGAAGAGGTATTGCAAACTTTACCCGTAAGAATAAAGAATACTAATGAACTTATATCTAAGTATAAAAAGACTAAAGATCTCTGTGAGGAAACCATAGATATACCTTTGGAAGAGTTTATTGATGATATATATAAATTGGTAAAGAATAAAAGGTACAGCGAAGCTTTATCTTCCTTGAAAAAACTTAAGAAAGCTTATAAGGGTATATCTGATTGTGATAAAGAATTATCCCAACTATACGATAGAAAATCTAAGCTAATGGATATCAAGAGTAATTACGATAAATTAGATATGAAGGCCACTTGGTATTCAAGGAAAATGGTTGAGATAGACAATGAACTTCGAAAATTGAAATCAGCTAAATATGATACCTTTAGTGAGGATTATGAAGGTAAAATATCACATTTAAGAAAGAAGATAAAGCCTCTAAAAGCTAAATATGAATCTCAGTTATCAGAATATAGGGATTATCAATGGTTACTGGATGATCCATTGGGTAATCAAGGAATAAAAGCATTTTTATTCGATTCTTCCATTGATCTTATTAATGAGATACTGAACAAGTACGTGCCTATATTAGGATTTAAAATAGAGTTTGGAGTTAATCTGGATTCAGCAAGGAAGGATTTTGTTACTACCATAGAAAGAGACGACATAATAATGGAGTATGATGAACTTTCTGGTGGGGAAAAGCAATTGGTAAACATCTCCTTAGCATTAGCTATGAATGAATTACTCACGGTATCTCAGGGATTTAATATTGCTTTCATGGATGAAGTATTTGAAAGCTTAAGTTCAGAGAATATAGAGTTAGTAACTTCACTAATAAGAGAAATATTCAAGGATAAAACTTTATTCCTTATCACCCATCAAAATACTATTCCATTGGGCAATGTAAAAATCCTACAAGTCGAAAAAGTGAAAGGGTTAAGTAGTTACAAGGTACTATAAAGTATTGTATAAAATTACAATACTGATATTATGAACTCTAAACGCAAAGGTGATAAATTCGAAAGGGCTATTGCTAAGTGGTTTACAGAATGGTCTGGATATAAATTTGAAAGGAATAGGGCAGGATCTGGGGCATGGCATTCTAATAAGGATTCCACCTCAGATCTTACCTGTACTGATGAAAAACATGCTCATAGGTGTAAAATATCTATAGAATGTAAAAACTACAAGGATATAAAATTCGAACATATTCTATTAGGTAATAAGAATTGTGATATTCTTAAATTTTGGGAACAAGCTTATAAGGATGCTAAAAGGTCAAAGAAAGTTCCTATACTTTGTATGAGGTATAACTCTATGCCTAAGGGAGAATTCTTCTTTGTAGTGGGAAATGCTTTAGCCCAAATTATATTCGCATATCCTCCAGTGATGGCTTACCCTTTTATGACCATTAGTACACCAAATCATGGAGATCTGAATATATTCATGGCAAGTGCCGTATTTAAAACTGTACCATATAAAGCTATCCATAAGCAAGCTAAATTTATATTAAGGGAAAGAAATGAAGACGCATAGGACATACTGTATATTTTACCTTGAACCTAAATATTACAAGGATATTAATGAGAAATTAGAGGAGCTGGGTTTAAATAGAAAGGTAAAAGCCATAATCCCAGTTCTTCAGATACTTAAGCGTAATAGTCGAGGTAAAATGTTATTCGAAAATGTTCCTATACTGTTCAACTATGGATTTATGAAAATGCCTACAGAATTGGCATATTCTAGAACTTTTCTCAATAAACTACGTAAAAGAATACCTGGGATAAAAGCTTGGCTTAAAGATACCGAAACTTTATTCTCTCGAAAGAAAAGAAGGAGAATAGATAATGCTGAGGATTGGGATGACTTCTCAAAGGTAGCTACGGTTCCTAAAAAGGTAGTAAGAAGATTTATCAAGTTAGCTAAGGCAAATAAAACTTATTCAGTAGAAGAGTTGATGAGTCTTAAGATAGGAGATTATATTACCTTAACTAATTACCCATACGAAGGAGTAGATGCTACGGTATTATCCATCGATTATAATGAGAAGATGGTAGAGGTAGTAATGTACCCAGAATATGGAAAACTTATTACTAAGTTACCCTTTGATGATGTATTTTATACCATATATAGAGATTATAACCCAGATATACTAATAGGTCAGGATAAACCTTTTAATCCCAATACCTATACCCAGGATTATTTGGATCGATTGAAAACCCTTAAACGTAAAAGTAAGAGAAAATGACACCCTATCAAGAGAAAGCTTGGGATTGCTTAAAAGAAAAAGAAAGGCAATGCCTATTCTTAGCTATATCCGAAAATAAATCTACTTGTGAAGCTAGCCAACTTATGGGTATGACTCATTACAAGTATATGGAGTTAAAAGAACGGGCTGAGAAATTCTTTAGATTATTCAGTGACTTCTTTGAAAAACATGAGGCAATATTTAGACCCGATTGTCCTTGTGAATTCCAATTTAGGCATTATATAGAAGGAGTTATCGAAAAAAGAATCGGATCTAAGGAAGCCAGATTATTCACGGGTGATGCCAGCCAAATACTCCCAAAGGTAAATCATAGAACTATCACAAGGAATATGAGATGGCTTATAGAAACAGGTAATCCCTGGGATATTGATACCGTGAAATTTATTCGAGAATTCGATAGATGGAATACTTTTAGGATTCTACCTGTAATGCTTCAACAGCCCTCAGCATACAAGAGAAGACTAAATAGAAAATATAAAGCTTATATCAAATATTTACTTCATAAGATGCCAGAATGGTTCTTAGATAAAGTAAAAGAAAAGTATTGGTATAAGACTAATTACCCCAAAGAAAAGTATTATATTGTGATGATATATCCTTCAGATAGGATTAATTATAAGATAATACCTGTAAGACCAAAAGAGGAAGTAGTTAAGCAATTAACCGAATGGTATTTCTATGTATTCAAAACGGAGGATGATGCAGATACTTTTGGATTTATGGTAACTCGGTTTAATGTTAAATCCCGAGGAGTTTCACTGGGACAAAAATTCTGGCCAGAATTCCGATTATGTATATCCCAGGCAATAAATTACAAAGAGATTAATAACATGGACCTTGGGGTATCTTCTCTAGACAATGCTTACCATGTAAGTAGAAGGAAGAAAAAACTCTCCAAAAACGATCCTAACCACATGGTCGGGCTAGCCAGAGCAAAAGAGAAAATTTTTTATTAAAATATTGCGTATATAAAAAATTATATGTATATTTGCAAAAAATTAAAATTAACACTTTAATAATATGGATGTAAATATAATAAATAGGCTAAACGCATACTTAAATATGCGTAAATTAGCTGATAGAATGGACAACAACAATCCTATCATAAGGATGTCAGTAATAACTCCCAATAAACATTCTATAGAAGCCCTATTCAAGGGATCCGACGGAAAATTATGGGTAATATACAATTTCCCCACAGAAACTTGTAATTTGCCCATATCAATGTTTCAGGATTCTGTACTTTATCAAATTGAGGATGCAATCTTAAATTCAATATTATATGGCAGTAACTAAGAAAAAACTAAAGCCTAAGATGGCAAACAAGGAGAAAGCCAATCTCCTTACTTCTGCTGGTAGGCATATGACTTACCGAGATTTAAAAAGACAAGCAGTAATACTTGGTATGCCTTTTCCTGATGCTTGTAAAGCATCAGTATTTGGATTAATCGGATATATCAACAATTCTACCAATAAACCAAACCAGGAACTTATTAATCAATACGACGACTGGATGGATAAACAATTGGAGGAAATTGGATATGATAAGGACCATCCTTTAAGACATTCAAGGTTAAGGCTTGGGTTTCTCGGAGAAGAAGACGAAAACGGAAATAGAAGAACAAAACGAGTCCCGGGAATAAGGAAGAAAAAGGAAAGGAAACCTCCAAGAGAAAGGGATGAGTTTAATCTTATCAAGGGAACTAAAAAATCCTATACCTATGAACTAGCTGGGAAAGGATTTTCATTGGAAAGGGTCATTCGAAGAGTTAAAAAGAAGTTTCCCGATGCAAATGATAAATCCATAAACCTATGGTATAGGAAAGCTAAAAGGGATACTAAAAATGGCAAGAATAGCTGAGAATCCTCAAATAATATGGGAAGATAGATATTATCTTTGGAGCTATGTACCAGATCCCACAGGTATTTATAAAAATAGGAACAATTCAAAACTATTCCTTAGGAAACATATCTGTGGGATCCCTTTTTATACTAAACTACATGCTAAGAGGATGATGGTATACCAACTGGGAGTAGAATCATTACTAGAGATTAAAATTGCTTCTGGTAAAAAACTACTAGCAGAGGGGATAGAATTTTTACCTAAATATGCCGTAAAAAGAGTTTGGTATAAAAATAAGCTTCGAAAAATGAGGAAGTGGATAATGCCTCCAGATTATCTACAAAATAAACATCTCAGGAGGAGATTCACAGTAAAGATGCGTAATATATTAGATAAATATGGGAAAAAGAGATTCAACCAGGAACTTATCCGCAATTACTACGGCTACCGAATTGGGTTCAAGTTTTCATATCAAAACACCCAGAGATATAAGGTCAATCGTGCTCTCCTATCGGAGATATGCAAGGCTATCAGAATCCCAGAAGAAGATATTATCCTCCAATGGAAATACGGTAGTGCACTCTATTATCGGGGATCTATCACTCCATTTCTTCAAAAAGGAACACCTCAGTATGAAGCAATCCATCCAAAAATCGACAAGAATAGTAAAAAGAGGACTGTGGGACGAATTTCTCACATCCTTAATAATCTCGAAAGGATGCCTGATACCGAATCTATCCGAAAAACAGTTGAAGAAAGAAGTAGAATATCGAGGCTTCGTGCCGCTGGAGAAATACCCTAAATACAATCCTAAAAAGTATTGCTATATTATGGTAAATCGATTAATCGAGGGGAAAGAATATATTTATCCCGCTAGATATACCAATAACTATAGATTGTTGAAAAAGGGAATCCCTCATATACATGATGAGTTTACTCTAAAAAGTATTATGGGATATACTAAAATACAATATACGCTAAACCAATACCAATAAAATATGGAAATGAATTTCAAAGAAGCCCAATCCCAGTTTCCCAAACAGGTGTATAAAATTACCTGGGTAGAGGAGGAAGCCGTTGGTGAAGAATCTATAACTCTGAATTCAATGGCAGATTTTACTACTCTACTAGAAGAGGTGAAACAATATAACAATGATTTAGAACATAAGGAACACGGTTATCACCAAACCGTAATTACCAGGGATAAAACCGGTAAATGTGATAAACAACTATAAGTAATTAACCCTTTTAAAAACTTAAAACAATGGCAAAGAAAAATGCAAAGAAAGCCAAGGAATTGGCAGTAGTTTCAGAAGTAACACTTGAAAATGGAACTAAGATCATCCGTTACGAGGATGGTTCATTAGAGATTATCCCGGCTCCTTTCAAACTCTCTGCAGAGGATGCCGCTTCTTTATTTTCGGATGATTCAGATGATGAAGATGATGATGATGAAGACGATGATGACGAAGAGGGAGATGAAGACGATGATTCAGATGATGATGAAGACTCTGACGATGACGAAGAAGAGGAAGATGAGGATGAAGATGAAGATGATGATTCGGATGATGACGATGACTCCGATGATGATGACGAAGAGGAAGAAGAAGAGGAAGAGGAAATAACTCCGGAATCTCTTGCAGAAATGGACTTTGAGGAACTCGAGGATGTATGCGAAAATAAGGAATTGGATGTAGATCCAGATGATTACGATGAGGATGAGGTAGAGAAACTCCGCAAGGATGTTGCAAAGGCCCTCGGAATCAAGCTTCCTGCTCCTAAGAAGTCTAAAAAAGGAAAGAAGTAAAATCATAGAGGGAGGTAATACTCCCTCTTTTAAACCCAAATTAGTAACCGTATTTAAACTTTAAAATCATGGCTAAGAAACAAGACAAGAAAAAGGCAATGACTGCTGAGGAAAAGGCAGCTAAGAAAAAGGCAAGACTGGAAGCAATTAAGAACCGCCCCGCCATCCAAAGACCTAACAGCAAGCAGATCGATGTAATCGAAGGTAAGGACACAGTAGTTGAGAACTACGGATATGCCATCAAACAGAAGAAGGAATATGTGGGTGTCCTGGTTACTTCAGTAGTAAAGAACAAGGATGGAGAAATTCTCTCTTCAAGCGTAGCATTTGTTCCTGGTAAACTTACCGTAAAGAGTAAGAAGAATCACGGTATTATTTGCTCTCCTAAGGAGAAGAAAGTTAAGGTTGATGATGAGGATGAGGATGTAGAAGAGGGTGATGCCGAAGATTCTGAGGATTAACCTATAATACCCTCTATCTGTCATATTGATATTTTGCAGGGATCCCCTAATTCATTTTAGGGGATTCTTTGTATATAAACACATACACTTATGGGAATATTTAAAAAGAGCCAAGAGAAAATCGAAAAGGAACAATTAAAAAAGGATATAATAGGATTCTGTTTACTTCAAGCTAAAGAGGATGTTCAAGGAATATTGGATAACCCTTTAGATGATGAACATCAGGAATTCTTTCAGAACCTTTTGAAATGTATCAATTGGGTTATATCTGAGGACTATCCTAATATAGATAATAATCCTATAAAGAAACCCCAATGGCAAGAAAAATAAAATATATGTCCGATTTTGTTTCGGATCTAGTAGATATAACTTTTACTATAAGAAAACTTACTCTAGAAAGAAAAAAAGAACTAGAAGCTAACCATAATAATGCAGCAAGAAGCCTGTTGATACAAATAAATCAGTTATCCAATAAATGTAATTGGGTAATTCAAAAGATTAAGGAGAAACTATATGGCAATTCTATATTCCAGGTAACCTTTAAGGTGGGAGAAGAAATTCACCATGGGATGATAGTTGCTTTATGTAAATCCGAGGTTATCGATTTATACAAGGTAATATCTATGTATTGGCAACAGGAAATTAAAATCCTAGAAATTAAAGAGATCCATCCTTTTATTTCGGATCACAAATCTATATTCATATAAATTCCGAAACTTATGAAGGAAAGAGAATATAAATACTCACCAGAACTAAGAAAGGCTAAGAATGAACTTTTTAAATACATGGAGGAAAATAATCTATCCTTCGATAAGGATTACAGTAAAGATCCCATCCATGGTAAAAAGATCGCATTGCTTTTACTTAAACTTAATAAGGAAAGGGATAAGATCATGGATCAATACCCCTTATCGGATGTAAAGAATAGATTAAAGTTATTAACCACTAAAACTCGTAGAATTATTATGAAAAAGGTAAAGAAAGCTGAGGGTAAGGAAACTACCTCAAAGAAGAAGGATCTTAAGAAGATCAAGGAAAAAGTAGAGAATAAGAAAGCTGTGGAGAAGAAGAAGGAACCTCGCAAGGTTGCTACTAAATATAACTATCCTCTGGTGGATGGCAGGGAAATGACTGCAGCTGAAAAGAAGAAGTATCGTATGGAGCAAAGGAAACTGGCTGCCGGTGAGGCATCTACTTCCTCTAAGAAACCGGTAAAGAAAACAACAAAGGATGATGTAAAAAAGAAGGTAGAAAAGGATAAGAAGGTGAATAAAAAGAAGAAAGCCGTTAAAGAGGAGGATTAAAAAATCCATAGATATCTTCAGTTTAATTGTAGTCATCACGGGGAGGAGGGACCTAAAAATCCTATCCTCCCTTTTTTCATCTTAAAACCTTTAGAATATGGAATCTCAAGAAGATAAAAAGGTATTCAAACCTAAAATGAGAATAACTACCTTAAATGAGGATGGTAGTTACCTTCAGGATAGGTTAGTAGATGCCTATACAGAATTAAATACTGGACCCAAGTTTCAGCATAAGGGTCCTGTAAGGTTGGAAATAACCCTACAAACCAAACAGGATATAGATGCTTTTAAAACCTATATTGATCAACTTTCGGGTAATCTTCCATTAAAGGAAGTTACGGGAAGAGGAAGACCCTCAAATTCTCCTACGGCTAACTTAGAATCACCCCGGGAGGACATTATGTTCAAGGTAGAGGAAATGGCCAAAAATGGAGAAAATCAGGATGCCATTATAAAATACCTAAGAGAACTGGGATTTGTATTTATCCTTACTGAGGATCTTCTTTATTATTTCCCCGATTTTCCTTTTAAATCTAAGGATATAGGTGAAGCTAATAATAATGGCCAATATCTACAATCATACTCATGGATGATACGTTGCATTAAAAGGGCTAAGGATCCTAAGTCCGATAAATTCGATCCCATGATCCTATTCGGATTTAAAGTAATGAACGGGCCTTCTAAAAAGGTAATACCTTACTTATTTAGGGAAAGGAAACACCCTTTGCAAATAGATACTGGAAAGAAGATACTTACCTTCAGTACAGTAGAATTCACAAAGATGCCTGCATGGATGTTACCCGAGGAGAGAATGAAGTTCTCCGCAGAACAAAGGCAATTGCTTGAGAATCCCGATAAGCAGCCCTCTAAGTTCTTCCTCAGATGGTCGCATGATGTATTGCTTCCTGACTCTATTCATGAGAAGTTTATGAAACTTAATAAGGGTATAATCTTTAAAAATGACCTCAAATAATGAAAGGATATAAGATACTTTGGAAAATTGCTGAGATACAATTAGATGCCTTGCATAATATACAAGCACATAAAGAAGAACTTGATGATAACTTTATAATAAGATACATTGAGAATTCTTACAATGATATAAATATGGGTATAGCTAAGCTGGAGGATATATACACCCAAATATCCCAAGCAAGATGCCCTGATTTATTGATAAACCTTTTATCCGAATACCAAATCGGAATATGTATTCACATACTTTTCCGAATGGAGGATATTTGGATGAATGAATTCTCTCAAAGGGATGTAATGGCAGCATGGGACATTCTATTAAAAGCCCAATCTAAATTCCATCCCGAATATATCCTTTCACAAGTAGAATACCTAAGAGAAAAGAGAACTGTATGTCGGACTTAGAATTAAAAGCAAGGTCAATGGAGAGATTACTCTCCATTGATTTTATAAGAACCCCAGATTCTTCACGAATATATGCCTTGGGTCATACCGGTAAATCACGGATGTTATATGTACTATTCCAAAATGGGAATGCCTATAAATACTTGGGAATAACCATTACTGATTTTAAGGAAATTGCCAATGCTCAATCCGTAGGAAAGAAGTTCCAGGAATTGGTGATAAAACCCAGTTATCCATACAAAAGGATATTCCTAGAACACCTAGCTCAGAAAGCTATCAACCAGAACTACGCTAAAAAGTAATTTTTTAGTAAAAATATTTGCACATATAAATTTTTATGCTTATATTTGCAAAAAATTTAATTAACACTTTAATATATTACATTATGGAAGCAAAAGAATTAAAAAAGGTAGAAAAAACCGCAAAGGTAGTAAAAAACGAAAAAACCCAAGCCACCGAACCTAAGGCTAAGGGAGTTACCTCAACCATTGCAAAGGTAACCAAGGTAATCAAATCATCTAAGGCAAAAGCCGAAAAACCCAAAAAGGTTAAATCCAAGGAAACTCCAAACACCACCAAGGCAAAGGTAACCAAGGAAGTTGAAGCCCAGCAAAAGGCCAACTTAATCGAAGGAGTAGTTGCTCATCGGGAAGTTAAATACATCTACCCCGATGATGTAACCGATACCCTTGCCAGGAAAAAATGGAGACAACAAGTAAGGAACAAGCTTAAGGACTTGGAAAGGGCTTGGCTCAGGATTCAAAACGAGAATACCAAAGAATCCCGGGCTGCAAAGAAAGCCTTAGAGGATTACAAATCCCAGGTATTAAAACAAGGTGTTAAAATTGCATAATTCAATCCTATCCGGGAAGAGGGAGTAATTAACCCTCTTCCTTTTTAATTACACTTTAAACACCTTGTTATATGCCTAAGTACAAACCCTACAAAGTTTTCTCCAAAAAGGAAACTCTAAAGTCTAACAAAGAGTTAGTGGAATTACATAAAAGGGTAATCACCACTTACCTTGTTCAACGGGATCTCAAACTAAAGACCCGTAAAAAATTTTTCAGGTTATACGACCTAGTAATCACCGCAGGCAATATCCATCAGTACTTCTTTTTGCCTGTAAGAATTCTAGTTACCGTAATAGTATTAGATCAAACCCATAATATAAATAAATACTTACAAGAACATGGAACCAAAATCCGAAAAGGTTTTTACAAACCCAAAAAAGTTAAATCAATCACAGATCCTATGCCGAGGAAAATACCAATACAAGCAAAGATTGGCTCGGTTATCGCAAAACCCAAATATCCGAATAATCGCTACAGGATCCATTATTAAAACCGAACAAAAGTCTGGATTTACACATTTCATTAACTATGAGTACAACCCATCAAAATCTTGAATCTCTGAAACTTATGGAATGCCCCTTAAATATTGCCTATGAGGGACATATCCTAAATGGGAAATTTACCTTTGAGGAATTAACCAAGGTATATTGGTCGATAAATAAGGAATCAATTACTTCATATTCTACAGAAGGATCCATAAAACCCCTTTATGGTTATATCTTAAGGGGAAGGATGGAGAATAATACCTTTGCCATAGAATCCTATCACCATTACCCTGATGAACCTCATAAATTAATTATTATGAGGATCCCAGAAGGAAAACCATTAGAGGATTTTATTTCACCATCCTCAATATGGACTCGGAATAATGGGAAATTCCTTTTCCAGGTACAGGTAATTCCATAACCTATAAGGATATAAATAATCCTAATTTCACCCTATGTGCGAGACTAAATTAAAAATTGGCTCCAGGATCCTAGATTTACACGGAAATATTTTTAGGATCCTCAAATATAAGGATCTCCATTTTGGGGATCCTTTTCCCATGTTCGAAGAAAATGAACATCCCATATTTACCAGGGATTTAATAAGTGATAATCTATTTATTCTTATAAAGAGGACAGATACTAAATATAATGCTATCTTTGGGCTGGAACAGGCATATAATAAATATTATCTAAGAGTTTCTATGCTAAAAGAAGATTATATTCCTGAAATAGATATTAGAAAAGCTTATGAAAACTACAAATGTAAAAAGATACCCAAGACCCTTGGGAACTACTTCGATGATGATACAATATCATCAATCTGGAGATCAATCCATCCTGGAAAAGGTTAGAAGCTATATTCTGGGACAATGGTCTATGGGAAATGGTATGATCTGTGGAATACACTATTCTATTGCTCAGTTAGCTAATTACCTGGGAGTAAATCCTGAAACCATCAAGGTATATATGAGGGACAAGGTGCTCAATTCTAGGGTATGGGATAAGGAGCAACAGGAGAAAATACTTATGGGATTACTGGGAGAACAATTGGTATGGGCTATGGAAGATCGTATGGATATTGCTAGCCAAGTACAGATTCTCCAAGAGGCTCAGGGAAATAAGTATGTACCTTATTTAACTGCAGAATTGAACAAGGCTCTAAAACTACGATTGGATTCATCCTCTTCAATACAGAATATTGTTCGTAACATGTCTGGAGGAGGAAGTACCAATATATTCAATCAGATAATCAATTCAGGTAATACCGTACAGCAACAGCAGTATATAACCTTTGATGAAGCTAGAGAACTGATTGAAAACAGGCAATCCGAAAATATTACTGAAGAAGCTAAAGTTCTAGAAGCTAAATACGACATTAAGTCGTTACCAGAAGTAGTAGCTTATGCTCAAGGTTTAAAAGCTACGGATGGATCTAAATTAAATAACAATGAACTAAATGCTATCACTGATTCATATAAGGAAACTTTAATAGAATCACCTAAATTACACCATGAAATGCGAAGAGAGATAGAGGAAAATATCGATCCAGAATCTGAAGATCCAGAGATGGATAGATACATAGAGGAGATAGATAATGATCCTACTCCCAAATCTATAAGTGGAACCTTTTTAACGGAGGATATAAAATGGTAGACTTTAAACCTTCAGAAATATCTTATTTCTATAAGAAGAAACAACCCAATTGTCCACATAAGCGGCTATTACCCTGTGTAATAAATGGGTGGACTAATATAAAAGTATTCGTATGTTCTAAGAATGATCGTAAATGTTCACTTAAAAACTGTAAACAAAATGGAGAATAAACAGCTTATCCTTTTATCCTCAGTAAATAATGAGGAAATGGAACAGAACCAGTGGCTTAAAGATGCCATGAACAACAAATTGAAGAATGCCTTGGTTGGACCTGTTATTGCTATCAATGGCATACAGGAACAACAAGTTAGGATTCAAAGGATGATAGACATATTTACCCATGATGGTATAGAACCCAATTTCATATTCAATACTCCGGGGCAATTGATGCAATTCATATTGCCTTTAGATCATCTGTTGGTAACTATACTATTCATTCCTCATCCCAAAGGAGGCATGAATGTCAATGTAAGGATCAATAAACTCATAATCGCTAACTCAGATACCTATGAGGCCTCAGAAGATAAGGCAGAATTTGCAGAATAAAAATTTTTGATTTAATTTTGCAACAAAAATATATGAAAGAAAAAAATTATACAAATTACAGAGTACAACCTGGAGAACAACACTGGGCAGTCATTGCTACCAATGAGGATACTCAAAAGGACGAAGTAGTTAAGAGATACACAAACAAGGCACGTGCATACGCCTATGCTTCTAAATTAAATAATCACAGGGTCATACACGGCAATCGATTAAAAATAATCATGCTCCAAAAGGGACTCACTAATGAAATGGTGGCAGAACTTACCGGATATAACTCATCCACAATAAATTATTGGAGGAACAATAATAAACAACCATCTTATGGAGCTATTCTGTATCTTTCAGAAGTACTTAAGGTTCCAAAAGAGGAACTTATTACTTTCTAACTATATTACTTTGTTTAAAGTGTTAATTTGTATAATGCTTAAATGACAAGGTGAAAAGATTAACGGGATAACATTCAGTTAAACAGCCGGAAAGAATTCGTTGATTTTTCAAACTTGTATGAACTCATTAGATTAAGCAATTTACTAAATGCCCCATTCGAGAGAACAGGGCATTTTTTATGTTCGAACATAGAATACCTCCCACTTCATCCAGCCCAAATAGTGCAATAAATAATATAAAGTATTGTATATATTTATTTTATTGTTTAATTTTGCACTGATATTTTATATGTTTAATTTAATTTTTTAGATTATGTATGAAAAAACCGAATTAAAGCAAAATGTAGGGTGCAATATGCAAAATGCAATGCACCACACCACCAAGAACCTCATCATTAACCCTTTAAACTTTCACAATCATGCTTAACATTCAAGATCTGGATTTCAATCAAATCCAAGAAATAATCGAAAACGAGTTACGTAATGCCAATAATAACTGGAAACAAGGATTACTTATTGGACATACCACTCAACGGCATCACATAGAATTAGCCGGAGAAGCTAACATGGATATACTTGCAATATCTTATTTTCGAGGTCCTAAAATAGACGAAGAAACTGAGGACGAATACTATGCAGTCCAAGATAATAACCGTGATGACGTACATAACTTTATTGCTCATTACATGGAGTTAGTTACTAAGGATTATCAATATAAACCAGCTGAAGACCATGAGACCTGGACAACCAAGGATGATGATCGAATAACACTGGATCTTGCGGATGATTCCTTAGTTATCACTCGTTACTTATCAGGACAATATTAATCACTAACAAGGAGGGATCTAAAAATCCCTCCCTTAATTATTATGCCAATGAAAACAATAAATACTTTGCCTATACCCTGGTTAAAGGCTATCAAAGAATACATCGAAGATAATTCTAGTGATTATTCCAAGGCACGACTCCGAATATATACTAGAATGCCTAAATTTAATAATGATAAACCCTACCCTTTGCCTACGGCAACTCTCGACAAAGTCCTAAAACATAAGAGGGACGGTATGAGAAACCCAAATGGGACTTTTCGAATACCCCGAACTTATACCATAGAACTAGATACATTTGAAAAGAATACTTTTAATATTAACATCATAACACTTTAAACTATGGCATATCGACATACAAAATTAAGGAACAACCTAATCAAGGCTGGTTTTAACATTGGATCCTGGAAAGTTGATTACATACATCATGTACCAGAGGGAACCTATTCACATATTCAATGCCGAATACCAGACTTAATTACTGGTAATCTCCTACTTATCTCCAGTATAGTCAAGGATACTTTTTATGCAGCTGCTGCAGCTGCACATAAGTTATCCATAAAGGACTTAGTAAACCTGAGCATAAATCAATGGAACGGATACTTATATATTGAGACCTACTTCAATTATAAGGATGAACCTCTATTGGTAATCCTATATAACCAATCTAACGGCATACTAAGCATCGAAACGTATCCAAACCTATTAACACCAGAGGACCAGGACGAACCCAAATAGTGCAATAAATAATATAAAATATTACGTATATTTATTTTATTGTTTAATTTTGTACCGTGTTTAATTCTAATTTAATTTATATTTATATGGATGCAATTAAAACCAAATTAAACGGCGTGAATAATTTGCAAAATGCAAATAACCCAACCGCACTTCAACTACTCAGTCACTTGGCTAACTTTTCAGGTTATTCTATCGAATGTATCAAACGGTACTTCAATAATTCTTCTGAGTCACTCTCATCACTGTTGCAACATATCCAAGAACAACCCAAACAAAACTATGCCTTCTTGGTAATGCAAACCGATGATGAGGTACTATACTGGGAAAACGATGATGATACTTGGGCACAGTTAATACAAACTGATTGCCAAATCAAATCATCAAACGGTTATAAATTTCACATCTTAATTGCCTTTGACTAATGAAACCCGAAACAAAAGAAACAATATGGGAGGTGGTTACAGTAGCCTCCCTACTTATAATAACCTACATTTCACTCATATTAGTAGGAACATTCTAAATCTTACAATTATGGCTTACCAAAAATTATCCATCAATGACTTCCAATTTAAACCAACAGGGTATGGAAGATACGAAGTTACCTATACTTCCCCAAAAACAGGAAAACAATGGAAAACCTCTACCACTGACATAAGGCTAATTGATGATACCAAAAATGCTGAGGAACCAAAACAATGCGATTTACGAAGATTACTATACCTCGTAAAACATGGGGTACCCAGATACTAAACCAGCCTAAAAGGTGCATTTATTGTAAAAATATTTGCACCTTATTATATTTATTTGTAAATTTGCACTATGATAATTTATTTATGTTTAATCAATTAAATTCTACAAGTTATGAAAACAATTAAAGCAAATGAATTGAATGTCGTATTAAATGCAATGCAATGCAACCACATTCCACACCTCGTAGATTACATGGGAGAGATACCAACTCCAACCAATGCAATATGCACCGAATATGACATAACTGATGCAACTCACATAATTAATGCAACTCAGGATCACTGGTATTTCTACACCTTTAATACCTTAAAAGACTTCACCGGTTATCTCCAACAGTTACTTGATACATTAGATTTAACCTCAGGTGGGGACGATCAATACTATGATTACAACCCTGCACAACTCGAGGTAATACTTTATGGGTTATCACAATTAACAATTCCGATGATGCTTCACCACTGGGAATACGAAACCGAAGATACCTTAAATAAGGTACTAGATACATTATATACCCAGTTAAAACAAATCTTCGATAATTACTTCGAAAACGATGAGCTTCACGATATGGACGATATCTACCAGAAATATCTGGATAACATCGATTTCGAAAATCACTCAATCAATATTCAATGCCTCGAAATTTCAAACCTATAAATAATATGCCTATGTAACAAAAACAATAAGGAGCAGCCCAACAGAGTTAATTAACATTAGCAAAACTAACTTCTTTTTACCAAAGGGGCTGCTCCTTACCCTTAAATAATAACACTTTAAACCCAAAAACAATGAAAACAATATTCACAACATTGGCCTTCATAGTATTACTATCAGGATGTGCCACAACTAAAAAATGCACATGTACCAGTGCCTGGATTACTTATTGCAACAAATACAATATAAATCCACATAAAGCAACTCTAGAACAAGAAAACTACTTCTTGGATTGCTATTATGGCTCAACAGAATACGAAAACGATATAAACAATCACAACTATGTTATACGATGAATTATTACAGGAGTTTGCTTCACAAGCAATACTTATGAATGCGGATGATGCCAAACAAAAATTCGATAATACTTTGGCACAATTAAAATCTCTCAAAGAAAGAGACGATTTACACTATGCCGATTACGTACTTGCTGTACAAGATTTAGGCTTAAACCATGATTACGAATATATACACCGTTTAATCCAATTAATAGAACCAGAACGATGAAAAAATACTTATTTATCCTATTCCAAATCGATTACGATTCTCCTCATGACTATGCGGACTATCTAGAACCAATAATTGCCTCCAGTGTCAAAGAATACTTCAGTAAAATCGATACTTCTGAACTGGACGGGTATGAAAACCATCTAATGATTATCGATACCGATACTCACAAGGAAGTAAAAACTATCCTATTCAGTGACAATGTATCAGAAAATATAATAAATGCCCCAGAAAACCAAAACCTATGATTAACATTCAAATCCAAGATATAGAGATCCTATTCAATACAATCAAGGATCTCTATAATTACGAACTAAATAGGGCTGACAAGGATAAACTCCTATCGGAAATAACCAAAAGAGCTGAAAATCCCAGATCATCCAAGATAATAAACCTAACCATAGGTAAGAGACTAATAATACTAAATGATTCAGTATCTCAAACCATTAAAACCTGGGAAATGACAGTAACTATGGATCATCCCTATAAGCCAATACCCATACCAATAGTAATAACATTTCAATTCAATAAACTATGAAACTACAAGATAAACTAAACCGAGTTAAATCTCAGCTTATATCCGTAATACAGGAGGATACATGTTATGGAGTAAACCCTTTCGAGGTACAAATACTCAGTACCGATATACTACCAACTCTTGGTATTGCTATTATCCAAATAGAATACCAAGAAAATAGCCCAGGAGATTATCTAGAGTCTAATTGGTATAATAACCAAATAACTGATGGATTAATAGGTAACTACGATCTAGGTAATATCGAAGTATCCATTGTAAATCTCAACGATAACGAAGATAAACCCTTAACCCAACAACTTATAATAATTGCTTAATATGAAAGAACTAAAGAAAAATCCATTGCCTATTCCGGCAAAACCCTTACCATTCGATGCTAAAAGACTGAAGGTAATCGAAGACAGAATAGATCGAATCGATAAAATCCTCGATAACCTAATAGAGCAGCTAGCCGAACAGGGAATAATCACATTACCTAAATCCTAAATACTTATGAACAAACAAGAAATACAATTAATACAAAAAACCTTTCCAACATGGGCCTGGATATTATCTGTACCTAAAAGAGATCAACCTCTTCTCCAAGAGATAATATCCTCAATGTTAGATTCAGACCTATCCCTATTATACTGGGAAAATCAAGACCTATACAAATACTTTAGTCTCCTAATCGAAGATCAGGGAGTACAAGCCGGACTAAGGGAATACGGATACTGGATCCTCACTAAGTATCTCCAAATAAAATCCTATGAGGAATACTTAGATAGGTACGACGAAATACTAAAATTCTCCTATCACAACCTAAATAATGAACTCCTAATGCCTAACGAATATATTAATAACAAATAAACCCTTATAATTATGCTATCGTTACAAGAGAAACTCAATACCATTCAACAGGAAGTAGAAATACTCCTAAACGAAGATAATCCATTTCAAGTAAGTATTGCTGCAATAGGACAAATCCCATTATTGCCTATCAAATACATCCGATTAAATATAGGTTCGCCTTCATTTAACAATAATACTGGGTATATCGAAGATTACCTATCTTCTTGTTGGTACGAGGAATACCTATCTGAGGACATATGCTCCTGTCGTCAGGATGACATAGAAGTTTCAATCCATAATGTATTCGACGATAACCAAAATAATCTCATCTATCAAATAATCTTCATATCCTAAGAATCCTCATAAGGATTATAGGTATCTCAAGTACCCACCTCAAACAGAAAGAAAAACCAATTAAGGATGAAAGAGATACCTATAATCCTAATACTACCCCATACCTTACCCCAAACACAAAGGATCACATAAGAACCAACCCAGTAAGACCCACTCCCAAACACAAAAACCAATATAATAATAACAATCCATATAATAACCTACCTAATCAGATATAAAGGTATACACATATACATACCATATATAATAAAAAGGTATATCATACAATCTGAAAAGTACTAACAGATACATACTATCAATCATATACTATTGAATACAATCAACTACTTAATCCTTTAAATCACAATCCTCAAATACCCTATAATATATACTAATATAATAAAACAAACTTTAGGGGCGGGGGTCGCGCGGGGATCCTGCTTTTGTGATCCTAAAAAATTTTAGGAAAGTGGGCTCTGTACATCCAGCTATCTCTGCTATACTATTTAGCTAATGTCTAATTTCCCAATTTTACAAAAAAGGCAGCTCTTGGCCCTCCATAAAATTGCAATTCTGGCACCCCAAAACCCCTAAATCCCCATTACCTTTTTACTATATATTATATATAAAGTGCTCGGAAAGGCTACGTTCCAAATTTCTATTGCCAGAACCATCGTCCACTATTGCCAGAATAGCTTCCCTTCAAATTTTGGGGATTTTGGGGAAATTAGAGATCCTAGATGCCATTTTTGGGGATCCCAGCAATAAAATGGCACCCCAAATTCAAGGATCCCCATCGATTTTTATTACCCCAAATTGCCTCAAAATGTAAATATTTTTTACTAAAATCGCTAACCAAGTTGCCTAATTTTGTAAAATCCTTTTACTTTTCCGGCATCCAAAATGCTTGCCTATTTATACAAATTATAAATAACAAGATACCCCAAAGAGCCATAATTTATTAAATCCTCGGTGTAATTTCACCTTAGGATCCCCAAATTTTTAAGGAATTAAGGCCCTCAAGGATACTAACTTATTGCCAAATACTAGCAAACATACGAGTTATACGCCATATAAATACTAGTAAATAAAAACTTACGCTCTTCTAAGCAAAGTTTCTTACTAACCTATAATACGTACCTCTAAAACATATCTACTTTCATACTCACCCCCGATTTACTACTCAATCTCAGGATATCCTTCACCACCAGCCCAATAAGGGACATATTTATAAAAAAAGCATTGCAAATTAAAATATTATTCGTAAATTTGCACCATGTTTAATCAATTAAATTTTTACAAGTTATGGAAAAGAAAGTTTTTAATCAGTATGTAACTAATTATGCAAGTATATTGTATAATAAACCGTATGCCACGCACCTTGCAACCAACTACTTTGGTTCACCACTACCCAAATTTAACTTTCCTATCACATTCGAAAACAACATTGCATTCGATAACCCAGACATTCCGGGATTGCTTTCAACACAAATCGATTATATACTATCAATCGTCGATGCTAAGCCTTCCCTTAATATTAATCACATTTACTTAAAATCCTACATTACCGATGAACAATCACAAATCCTAATTTATATATCACTAAACGACCAAACTCTTTCCCAAACAGATGCCGACAATATTGCCAGAACCATCTGGGGAAACTCCGATAACACTCCCAAGGTATCTGCAGACCCCTTAAATAACCAACTCTATATCTTTATCTCAGAAACCTTCTAATAAATAACCGGGAGGGCCTAACACAGGGCTCTCCTAATATTAATAACCCTTTAAAACTTCACCACTATGATTACAATCAAATTTAACAACATCCTACGTATCGATCTCACTCAAATACAAATAGAGAAGATCCTAGAATCTTTACAGTCACAAGGTATAAACTTACCTGATTACTTAGAGGAATACTCTTTCCCATCTCCAGATGCCCTCTATGACCTTATCCAGGATAAAGGCAACTTGGTCATTTATTACCATCAAACTGTACCAGAGGACTTCAATTTATTAAATCCCCAAAATTTCGAAACTATCCTAAAAGGTCTCGAACAACTTTATATATACCAACGAGATTTCCCCTTATTACAAATGGACTTCTTCCCAGATGTCCTTACCATTTATACTTACTCTCAAATCTGGGAAGAGGACTTCGAAAAATTCCAAGAAGCTCCAAACCAAGAATACGACTGGGACAATCTCCCAAATCAGCTTAAAATCCCAAATTCGAATATGCACATAGGAAATTACAATCCTATTACCCATATTGCTACAGTATATCACTATTACATATTATAACCTATATATTTGTTTGCTCTTATTACCCGGCCTATGTGATATATCCCGGGTATTTTTTACATTCCATTCAATTTAATTGTTAAACGTAATGGGCTTGCTTAGTTGAGAAACTGGGCAAGCTTTCTAGTGTATACTTAAATACTTACCATATAATTACTACTTAGATACTTACCCCAATTACTAGCATATTCGCTAACTCTGAAACGCTAACTTTGATACACTCTTAAGCCTTAAATCCTTATATACTAATCCTAATAATATAATAAGGCCCATGTACCCACTTACCCCAAAGGCAATGGATAAATAGATGGGATGGCCATAAATCCATATTATCCTATATCACAATCACATACATTAATATAGACATACCCCTAAGATACTTACCATCATGCCGGCCCCTCGGAGGCGGGGCACATACCCACCCATTATATACTTGATTTTTATTCTCACAAAATTTTGATGTCTACAAAAAATTATGATAAATATAAAAATTTCTTTTGTTCATTGAATTTTTGTAAATTTTTAGTGATTTATTAAGTTTTGTAAATTTCATTAAGTAGTTGTTAAGTAGATAATATATGTATGTGCGTGCGCGCGTATATAAAGATAATTTTTAATTTTCAAAATTTTTATTGTTAAAAAATCTTATCTAAAAATATTTTTTGATTTATGTCAAGAATATAATATTTTTTGAAAAAAGTTCATGAAAAATTTTGCAGATGCAAAAAAAGTGCGTACCTTTGCAATGTGATTAAAAAAACAAAAAGTTTAACAATTAAAAATTTTACAACTATGACAACAAAAGCAACAAACAACGTAATGGACACAATTTTTGCTAATTTGGCAAAAAGCGGTATTAATTTATCCCTTGAAAACTCCCATAGGAGCGTTTTCAAAAAAGAATTAATCAACGGAATGACTGATAATCAAGCAAAAGTATTTAGGCGAAAAATTCGCAAAATGATTTTATCGTTTGCTGAAACGCTGGTTTATGCACCAACGAACGCAAAAGCAAAGCAACAATTTAACGAGCTATATAAGCAAGTTTATGCGGTAAATGATTATACTTTGCAATCAATTTGCTCTGAAAACATGAAAGATGTTAACAAAAAAATCTTACAAAAGGCTTTGGAAATAGCAAAAAAATGAAACGTACACCTTTGGAGTTTTTAGGAAAAACGGCGGAAAAAGGCCGCCGTTTTTCTAAAACTAAAAAAATCGAAGTAATTTTTTTCAACAATCTAAACGAAAAAAAAGTACTAAAACGGGGATTTTTAACCGTGCCTTATAAGGCCGGACACTATGATTATACCACGGAAATAATTAATTTATTTTTAGAAAACCTCAAAATAAAAGTTAAATTTGTTTCACGTGAAACATTGAAAAAAAGTAAAACATTTGTGTATCACATTTATATTTTTTAAGCTATGTTTGAACTATATTTACGATTAATGAATATTTTGCAAAGTGCGGGGCAAATTGTGCGTGAAAACGTAAACGATATCGATAAATTTTTAATCATATTTAAAAATATTTCATTCACGGATAGCTCCTTAAATGATTTGTTAGATTTTGAAACGGAACAAAAAAAAGTTAACAAAATAAAAAATCTCGAAAGTTATTATTTACAAGAAGAGAATACTTTATTTGTTACGTTAACTATATAAAATAAGGGACAAAGTTTGTCCCCTATTTTTTTATTATTTTTTAACAGACCACTGCAACCGTTCGCCCCCGAAAATACCTGGCCCCTCCCTATATATTAAAGGGGTTCCCCAAGCTCCACCAGCACCACAACATTAACTAATGTTCCCAGACAAAGGACACTCTCCAAAAAATATACACCACACCAAAACACAACACACATTAAAGAGGATCCCAGTTAAGGAATCCTCTAAATCCCTACCTAATTTCCCAATCAAATAGGGCAATTATGACAGAGTAAAAGAATTCAAATCATATATCATCCACCATCTCATCAATAATACTTCCTTTCTCTATCCTAATAAATTCTCCTCTACTAAGAATGGTATTAATATCATCAAAGTAATGATTCACTACCCTAATTTCATTCTCAATTTGATCGGAAGGCAAACCCTTTATGAAACCCATTCCTTTTATCTCCTTAATAAGCCTATCCCTCATTAACTTATTAATTTCCCCTAAGTGCTCTGGGGTATAATGTAATTCTATCTTACTCATATAAACCAAGAAATCCACATTATTATACAAGGTACTGCCATTAATCCCATAACCAATTGCTGAACGGGTTTATTCTTTTTCAGGTATATAAGGAATGCCCAGAACAGAGGCATAAACAATGCCGTACAGATTGCAGTTAGGATCATTAAAGGGATTAGGAATAAAGCAATAGTTCCCACATCGACGGAATATCCCTTTATCTCATCTTTGTTATTTAAGTATACTCTCATTTTCTCATCCTCCTTTTAATATATTCTTTCGGTTCGAAATATAAAATTCTCCAAAGCATAAACCAAGGCATTAGAATCCAAACGGAAAGGAAATGAATTAATTTAGGTATCCTCCAGTGGAGTTTTTTCCTTTGGTAGTATACTTGGGCAATAGTAGGGAATAGGGCTGCTATATAAGCAAACCCTATTATTATCAGTGCTGTTTTCATTCTCCTTCTCCTATCAATTTCATTATCTTATCGTATAACCTTTTTATTTTGAGCATTCGATCTACTGCATCTTGATCCCTACCAGTTATGATCTTCTGATACAGTTCATTTAATCGAAGATCCTCAATTCGATAATAGGCATTGGCAGCATCAAATACCTTTTGAGATTCCTCATTGACGGGCAATGCAAATCCCAATCCAGTAACCCTTTCGAATTCTCCCGATTTGTTAGGTTTGATTTTAATCCTTACCTGGTTATCAAGGAGGATGTTGTGATCGGTTACTTCCTTGATGGTTTGCATACTGGGCTTAAATAGCGGTGCAAAGTATATCATTTTGTCACCTGCATTAAATGTAATTTTTTCTTTTTTCATACCTTATATTATTAAGTTATTTTTATTAATGCAAATTTAGCAATAATATATGTAATATGCAAATAATATTATGACTAATTTAATAATAGCTGAGGATGGGATAGGGGATAATGGGGCAAGACTATGGTATCTACTCTATGAACTAAGATCTTCAGTTTTATGAGACAACTAAACATTAGGATTGATCGTATAGCGAAAAAGAGTACCTATACGATCGGCAAACTCTATCTCAATGGGGTTTACTTCTGTGATACTCTGGAAGATACTGATAGGGAATTGACCCAGGGTATGCCCCTACAGAAAATTAAGGATCTCAAGATCAAAGGAGCAACTGCAATCCCGAAAGGGAAATACAAAGTTACTATGAATGTAGTTTCTCCCAAATTTTCTAAGAGAGCCACTTACCAATTCTGTCAAGGTAAACTCCCAAGACTTCTAAATGTAGATGGGTATGAGGGAGTACTAATCCATATAGGAAATACTGCAAAAGATACCGAAGGTTGTATACTTGTCGGCCAGAATAAAGTAGTTGGACAAGTTATAAATTCTACTGTGACCTTCAAAAAACTCTACGCAGAAATGCTAAAATACCAAACAATAATCTTAACTATCAGATAAGCTATGAAAATTATTTATAATAACATTATACCATTCCCGGGATATAAGTGTATCAACCTTTTTGGGATCCTTTTTGCAAGGAAAGGTGCCGTAATCGATGATGTAGTCATCAACCATGAGAGTATTCACTCTAAGCAGATGAAAGAACTTCTCTGGATATTCTTCTATTTCCTTTATGTTTTCGAATTTATAGTTCACCTTATGAAATTAAAGGATTGGCATAAAGCATATAAGAACATATCCTTTGAAAGGGAGGCTTATGACAATGAAGAATACATGAACTATCTTCTAGAACGTAAGCCTTATGCTTGGTTCAAATACTGGTAATATGAAAAAATTCACTGTAATGGGAATATGTGGAGGGCAAGGGTCCCTCCTATTCCCTTTTAGAAAGCATTTGATTGCAAATATAGAACCAAGAGGAGTATTTCACAGTTTTGAAGAAAGGCAATGGAAGTTAAATTTCGGAGATATTCCCTTCATCAGGGGATTTAAAGAGGATTTTCCTCACCCAAATGTAATTTTATCCTCTCCAGATTGTGGTGCAAGCTCTATTATGAGGCTGTCAAAGGTTAAAAAATTGGGTAATCCAGAGAAAAATAAGAGCTTAAACTTGGTTATACAGGGAATATTACATTATAAGCCTGAGTATTTTCTTATAGAGAACCTCCCAAGGCTCTTAACCTTGATCCCAAAAGAGAATTTTGAAAGTATATTTTCCGACTACACCCTTTTATTTCACTACCATTCGGTAATGGAATTCGGAAATTCTCAGGCATCAAGGAAAAGGTTAGTGATTATAGGCATTAAAAATTCTCGTAAGAGGAATAAAAAATATTTCGAGAATATATTTAGAGTAAAAGAACCAAAACTCGCTAGAAATTTACTGGAGGCTGCCTATTTTAAAGGAAATAACGAGAATTATATGCCGTCTTTAAATAAAACCTTAGCGATGTATGATTATCGATTACTTCCCCAAAAAATTAATTTAACGGTTAGGGAGATCCAAAAACTGTGGACCAATGACTTCAAGGATGAAAAGAAATGGCCAATTAAGACCAAGAAGATGTCTACTTTGCCTGGAGTTTACCGATTAGAGGAGGATAAATATCCATTAACCGTAAGACCTGCGGATAGGCAATTCCGTCCAGATGGTTATCCTCTTGGGATTCAGGATATTAAGAACATCATGGGATTCCCCAAGAGATTTAAGATATTCATGGACCTTGACCATTATGAGGTTTTCAGAGATCCCAGTCACTACGATTACTGGTTAAACAAGGCAAGGTACACTTTGGCAAAAGGCTCGGTATATGAAGTGGGATTATGGTTTAGGAGATGCCTATATCACTGTGTTAAATCCTGTTAATTTTCAGTTTTGTAAACATTTATATATAAGTATATATATAAATGTTACAACTCCCTGAAAATGATAGATATATAATATACTTCGTATATATATCTATCATTTTTTCGATATCTATATCTATATCGAAAAGTATATGATTAAGAATAAACCCAGAACCAAATTCCTCACTTCGTTCGGAAAGTATAATTTTGGGGTACCCCAAAATTATACTGGTATACTTTGGTAAATTATTAATTCCAAAAATTCAAATTATGAGGCTTATAAATTTCCGAACCACCGAATTAACCGTTAACCATTTCCTCAAAGTGAGTGATTAAGTTAATAAAACATCTTCACAAGAACTTACCATATCTTGCGGTTTGTATTATCGAAACTAAACATACCTACAGTATAAGGTTCCATATAGTTAAATCCAAGATATACCCTTCTCAGAGAGATAATGTTAGATTAAACTTCAAAAGGCTAATCAGTATGTTAAAATGAAGAAGAATTTAGTGATCCTAATTTTACTAGGAATATCTATTTACCTTTGCTTTCGGATTTGGCAAGGACCTGGTAATAATCCCAAAACGATAAACAATCTCGGTAAGCCAGACACCGTTTACCTACCCAGCCAAGAATATTCGAAGGTAAATCCTTACAGGGATGAATATTTGCCTACCCAGGTTTTGATTTATCGAAATAACGGCCATGAGCATCAGATCATCCCAAAGGGATCGGATTCAATGGATTCTACAGATCGGATTAACACCCTTTCACTCAGTAGCACTACAAATCCTTTGATTTCTGATCCCTTAATCTTTGATTCAATATCCCAGATTATCCTAAAAAATAACCAATTAGAATTAACTACCAAGAATACTCTAGACAGTACCTATAAAATCCGTAAGTTTAAAATTGATCCTTCTAAGTATAATTATAACTGGGTAGATAATAAACTTACTTACAAGAAAAGAATTAACCTTCAATTAGTTCCCTACATAAAGGGATCCTATAGACCCTTTAATAAACTCACAGATTTGAATGCTGGTATAAGTCTCGAGACTGGGAAATTTAATTATAACCTGGGATTCAATCTATTCTATTATCCTAATCTCTCAAATAAGGTAGGTAAGGATTTGGAAATATCTATAACCTATAAATTTAAGTGATATGGCAAAAAGGATAATTGAAGATACAAGCAATAAGCCTCTCACTGGACAAGAAATACAAAATCTCTCGTTAGCAGTAAAGGATGTTTTTTTCTTTAGCACATTCTGTTATGTAGTTCACCCAGTGAGAGGTAAAGTGAAATTTAATCTCTATCCCTATCAAAAATCGGTCCTCTATAATTTCGTAAAGAACAGGTTTAATATAATCCTTAAATTCCGACAGGCAGGGATCACAGAGTTAATCTCTATGTACTGCCTTTGGTTGACGATGTATCATCCAAATAAAAAGGTGAACATTATCTCAATTAAGGATATAACCGCAAAGAAGGTACTAAAGAAGATCAAGTATATGTATAAAAATCTTCCTTGGTATTTACAAGTACCGATTATAAACGGTAGAGCTGGAGAATATGGATCTGCATCGGTAATTGAATTCGATAATGGTTCTTTTATAGAATCTATCCCTACATCTACTGAAGCAGGTCGTTCAGAATCTCTTTCCCTTTTGGTGATAGATGAGGCAGCAATCGTTAGATGGGCTTCTCAGATATGGGCAGCAGCATTCCCAACTTTATCGACTGGAGGCTCTGCCATCGTTAATAGTTGCGTTACTGGAAATACCAAAATAATAACAAATAAGGGTATCTTAAGGATTAAAGATATTTGTCCTACATTACCCAAGTCTGCAGTGGATCTAACCTTTATAAGTGACACTAAAGTCCTTACCCATAAGGGTGAATGGAAAAGGATTGTTGCTTCTGTAAATAAAGGTAGATTAGAAACCTGGAGGATTAAAACCGAATTCGGTAATACTCTCAGATGTACACCTGATCATAAGTTATATACTTTGAAAGGGTTTATGTCAGTAAGGGATATCATTGAAAAAGGTGAACAGGTAATTCTCTACAAAACAGGATTATCCGAATTAAAAGATCCTCCGAAGATAACTAAACCCGATCATGAAGAATGGAAATTCGTGAAGGGTTATGATAATTACCAAGTTTCTAATTGGGGGGATTTAAAATTTCTCCGAGGAGGTAAATGGTATAAGAAGAATCTAAAGCCTAATGATGCTGGTTATATACGAGTTATCCTTTACAATGGTAAGGGTAATTCTCAACATTTTAGGATGGCAGATTTAGTAATATCCCATTTTACGGATTGGAAAGTTGGTAAGGATCAGGTAATAGATCATATTGATTGTAATCCTGCCCATAATTGGTTAACTAATTTAAGAGTTATTTCTCGTAAAGAGAATACCCAAAGAGCAGGATTATATTCTTATGGTTTAAAGCTGGGAACTCAAGTAGGAAAGGGATTCACTGACCTTGATTCAGTTGCTACAATACTTAAAGGGATAGAAACAGGAGAAATACAAGAGCTTGGAATAACTAATTTCATAAAGAAATATCCTGTATTTAATTCTATGTCTCTTAAGAGTGCCCGTAGTTATCTAAATAAAATCCTATCGGGAAAGAGAGGGAATCAAGTTAAGTTATCCAGATTAACTTTGGTGAGAAAATTTAAAGCTAACATTTATGATATAACCGTTGAAGATCACCATAGTTATATAACCTATAATTACCGAAAAGGAAGGGATACAGCTGAGTATAACTTTATAAATAAAAATACTCCTTACGGCATAGGCGGTTTCTACCACTCTACGTGGGTTGATTCACTGAATCATAATAATCCTTTTAATCCCATCCGATTATATTGGAGGATGCACCCAGAACGAGATGATAATTGGTACAATGAAATGGCAAGGGCTCTTGGCCCAAGAAGAACAGCTCAAGAGGTAGATGGAGACTTTCTTGGATCAGGAAATACGGTATTCGATCTTGCTGATATTAAATCAATAGAAGATTGCTTATCGGATTACCCTCCAATCCAGGTTAAGTTAAATGGTCAATATCGAAGATTCAATGATCCTGATTTCAATAAGGAATACTTTATAGGAGCGGATGTTGCAACTGGTAGAGCTACCGACTACTCTTCTTTCACCTGTATGGATAGGGATGGAGAAGAACAAGTAGTATATAAGGGAAGAATGGCAGTAGACCAATATGCTAAACTTCTTGGGGATACTGGATCATTATTTAATGATGCAGTTATAGCTCCTGAGTCTAATGATGTGGGACTTGCAGTTACTTCTTGGTTACAAGCCGAGGGATATCCCAATCTTTACTTCTATCAGAAGATGGTAAAGAAGAAAGGGGAGTCTAGACCCGAAATGGATAAATCTCCAGGATGGATGACTACTACTAAGAACCGATCCGTAATTATAAATGGATTGGAAACGGATGTTCGAGAAGGTAACTGTATTATCAAGGATCCATTTTTCGTACAGGAAGCTTATACTTTCATTTATGATAGTATGAACCGTCCAGTAGCTTTGGGAAAACACCAAGCTAATACTACTGGAGATATAGATATGGAATCTGAGGTATATGCAGATGATGATATTATGGGTAAAGCCATAACTAATCATATTAGGAAAGGTAAACAAAATATAATCGTATTACCCAAATGAAAAATATTTTTGATTATTTTAGGAGAAAACCTACTCCTATTGATACCAAGAGAAAAGAGAATGAGGCTAAAACTATAGCCTCTATTTCTCCTGGTAGAGTTTCTGAACCGGAGGATAATAACGGAGATTTTGTTGCCGTATTATCTAATATGACCTCTATGGTAACACCTTCTTTTAGAAGGGAAGTTATTCCTCTGATAAGGAAACTCTATAAGGTAAATCCCGATGTGGGTATTGCTTTGCAGGATATGTTCAAGTTAACCAATACTGGGCATATTATAACTTTCCCCAATAATACTGATGAAGAAGCTGAAAGGATGAGAGATCATCTTAGAGATGTATCTAAAAATTGGTCCAGGTATACTTCAGGTATGGATGGATTAGTTAATAAAATGCTAGTGCAATTAATGGTTGGTGGAGCAATATCTATAGAGGCAGTACCAAATGAAGACTTAGATGGGCTCTCTACTATCCTATTCCTTAAGCCAGAGAATATATACTTCCACCAAACTAATAATGGAGTATATGAACCTTACCAAAAGGTAACTCAGGGATTAAAATCCGTTAAGGAACAGTTTATAAAATTGAACCCAGATACCTATTTTTATATAGGTATGTTCAATGATACTGATGAACCTTATGGAATACCGCCGTTTATGACTGCTCTTGATTCTCTCAAAGGACAGCAAGATATGAGGATCAATTTCAAGCATATCATGGATATGGTAGGTATGGTGGGATTCCTTGAAGCGAAGATCCAAAAACCTATGCAAAAGGGTAATGAATCTCTACATGCCTATGAGGGAAGATTAAATCGATTGCTTAGGGATTTAAAACGTAACATGAAGGATTCTCTTAAGGATGGTATTGTTACGGGATTTATTGATGATGCCGAATTTAATCTCAACTCTACAACTAAGGAGCTGGGAAATATAAATGCTCCCTGGGATATGAATCAGCAATCGGTTGCCAATGGCTTGGGAGTAAATGGTTCTATAATTGGAGTTAATTCCTCAAATACTGAATCAGGATCAGGCGTAGTGTTATCTAAGCTTATCTCGCAGTTAAAGAATTTTCAGGTTATTGTAAGTTATGCTTTAACTAAGATATATTCTCTAGAACTGCTTCTTGCTGGGTATAATAATAAGGGATTAACCATTACTTGGGGAACCTCTACTATATCTGATGAAGTTAAAGTACAACAGGCAAGGCAATACAAAATTCAAAACCTTGATCTCCTTTACAAGGCAGGTATTATATCTCAGGCCCAGTATGCTTGGGAAATGGGTTATGATGCCCCTGATCAGGATGAACCAAGACTTTCACTTGAGGATCAGAATGGGGTAAATAATGGAGATCCTCAGGAAGGAATCAAGAAAAAGCAAAGGCAAGCCGATAAAAATCAATCTGCAAGGAGAACCCGGGATAAAAATAATCCCAGTCCCAAACGACAGGATCAAAACTCTAAACCAAGATAATTATGTCAAGACCTATTAACAAAAACAAGGAACATCTGGAAACCCTAACCATTGGTCAGGGTCATTCCGTGATGGCAGGATTTATTCCCAAGGGAATAAATCCTGCAAAGTTCTCTGAGGATTATTATGGGTTAGTTAAACCTAATAGGGAATCCATGGAGAAATTTGGATTTTTTGGTTCGGATATAGATTATAATACCTATTATCCGGATCTCAATCTTGAGGATCTCAAACCAAAGGATGAGGAATTTATAGAGCCTATGTTCCGATTGCTTTCGGAAACCATAGTATCCAGGAACTGGATGCCTACGGATTTCTCGAAGAACGGTGTACTCAAGGCTTCTATGAAGATGCTCCTTGGTCAAACTGTAAACTGTGATCATGCTACGGATATTGGTAATGCTATAGGTTCCGTTAAGGAAGTAATTTGGCAAGAGGCATATACTGATGGTAAATTTCATATTCCAGCAGGTATCAATGGGGTACTTAAGATAGATGCTAAGGCAAATCCTCGTATTGCTAGAGGTATTCTTATGGATCCTCCTTCTATCCATTCTAATTCGGTAACTATACAGTTTAAATGGGATAAATCCCATCCAGAATTATCCGATAATGATTTCTGGGATCAGATGGGTAAATATGATAAAAAGGGTAATATGATATGCCGAGTATGTACTGAAATTATTCGGTATATGGAAACTTCCCTTGTATCACATGGAGCAGATCCTTTTGCCCAAAAGATTGGAGAAGATGGAGGTATAATAAATCCTGCTTATGCTAACCAAGTGGTCAAAACTTTTAAGGAGTATGAGGAACAGGATCACAAATATTATACCTTCTCCGATTATAAATGCGAGACACAGGAAACTTTTAATGAAAAGAAAATTATCGATTCAAGTATTAACCCAAAAGATAATAAGGATATGAATGAAGAACTGAGAGCATTTTTGGAGAAATTGTTCGGAGAGAACATGCTCCAATTGGCAGAAGGTCAGGAAATTACTACTGAGCTTGCTGAGCAGTCAGTAGCTACTTTGATTTCTGATCTTAAGAAAGCCAAAGGTGATGTAGAGACCCTTACTACGGAAAGGGATACTCTTTCAGAGAAAGTAACTAACCTGGAGACTGAGGTTGCTAACCTGAAGGAAATGGCAACTGTGGGTACTAATTATATTGCCCAGCTTCGTGAATCTACCGTATCTGCTTACAAGAAACTCAAGGGAGATAAAGTTGATGAGACAATCGTTAATATGATTAACTCTGATACTACGGGTCTTAATACCCTTAAATCTCTGGAGAAGGATTATAATGCTCAGTTGGAGGAGAAATTCCCTCTCACTTGTGCAAAATGTGGATCCAAGGATGTAAGCCGTGCTTCTTCTAAGAAGGATGATCACGAGGATGACGAGGTTAAGGATGACCAGTTTAGCTTCGAAGAGATGTATCGCAATAAGATAAAGTAATAACTAAAAAAGAATAACATTATGAAAGAAACTCCGTTGACACTCTTTGGAGAAAAAACTCCAAGGGTAGTGATTTATAAGAGTGAATCACACAAACTTCATCAGGCTTTTACAGTAGCTGAGGATAAGAAGATAGTAAAGGGTATGCCGGTGGCAATCACTGCAGAGGGTCAGATAGAACCATTTACAGGTGATGAAGGCCAGGTATACTTGGGTATAGCTGTTACTGATAACGTAAATCCGGCATACGGTGCTCAGAGGAACTTTCCTGTAGAGGTTACCGTTATGATGGAAGGTTATGCTATCTGTAACTGGGTATCTAAGGAAGCTCTCGATTGTGGATATGTACAGCCCGATGGAACACTTCTCAATGATCGTTTCAGTGTTGCTGCTACTTCTGCAGAGGAAACTCGATTTATCTCTATCACAAAGGCTGATGAGGCAAACGAACTTATTCAGGTAATAATACGATAAATCAAAAACAACTATGTCACAGATTGATATAACAAAAATGAAAGCTCAGGATTTTCGTAACGAACTTCCTGAGATCGTAAAGCACATGGATGCTCTTCGTGCTGGAGATACACAGCATAAGCCAGTAGAAGTTACACTGGAAGAGGTAGTAAAAGGTAAATGGGGAATTTCTCAGGATGAGTTCTTTGAGAAGATGGGTATCAATCCTAAAATAGATACCATGCAGAATTTGTTCACTATGCCGGATCAGACGGTAAGGTGGATTGTTCCTGAGATTATTCGTTCGGCCATTACCCTTGGTATGCGTCAGGCACCCTTCTATCCTAACATAATTGCATCCGACCAGTCGATAAACGGTCTCTCAGCAATCATGCCTCACATTAACATGAGTGATGCTGCTCCTGCTAAGGTAAATGAGGCTGAGACCATTCCGTTGGGAACTATCAGCTTCGGACAGAAGTCAGTTAGGCTGTTCAAGATCGGAAAGGGATTCAAACTTACTGATGAGGTTAAGAATTATGTATCTCTCGATGTTCTTGGCATTTACCTTCGTGACTTCGGAATCCAGCTGGGTTATGCAATGGATACTCTGGCAATGGATGTTGCTATTAATGGTAACCAGCCTGATGGTTCTGAATCTGCTCCGGTAATCGGTGTATATGCAACCGCAGATGGTATCACTTATAAGGATCTTCTCCATCTCTGGGTACGTGCTGCTCGTATGGGCCGTAACTTTACTACTATCATTGGTGGTGAAGATCAGGCAATTGAGATGCTGAATCTCCCCGAATTTAAGGAACGTCATGCTGGTACTACGGAGGCAACTCTGAATGTACAGTCTCCTGTTCCTAACTCAGCAAACTTCTATATCCATCCGGGAACTCCTGAGAATCAGATTCTTATGCTGGATAAGTCTGCTGCAATGATTAAGCTTACTGCTCGTCAGCTTATGCTTGAATCTGAGAGGATAGTATCTAACCAGACTGAGGCAGTATATGCTACCCTTACCACGGGCTTCAGCAAGATGTATCAGGATGCAGTGGTTATGATGGATTCTAGCAAGACATTCACTGATAATCCGTTCCCGGAGTTCATGAATGTGGATCCGTATCTTTTGGTAAATCTTGAGTAATTACTCTCTGGGGCTGGGATGGACGTGCCATGACTAATTGAGGATCCCAGCCCCTATTTTTATAAACCTAAAACTAACATCAATATGAAGTATCAAGTAACTACAGGTCCTAATGCTTACAGCTTTTATGACCAATCAACCGGTATTAACATTATCCGAGGAGAAGTAAAAGAACTTACTGGGGCTCAGTATCGTACAAAAAGAATACAAATGGCTATCAACTCTGGTCATTTGGTAATGGTTCAGGATGGAGCTAAAATGGATAAGTACGATGAGAAGGCTATAGATAAGCTTTATAAAAAGATGAAGAAGCAGCAATCTAATGGTATGGAAATATCTAAGATAGCTAAGGCTTATTCATTGGAAGAGGCTAAATTAGTAGCTAAATCCAAAGGAGTAGAATATGATGAAAAGGACACTGTTCAATCTATTCTTGAGGTTCTTTTATCTGATACCGAGGAATAAAAAATAACCTATTATGAATCTGGACTTTGCATATACAACACAAGGTCTAGAGGTTTCTTTTAGAGTCACTACCAAAGTCCCACCCAAATCCATATATGAGTGGGACCTTGGTGATGATAAGGGGTACTTCTATAATAAGAAGTTGCCCACCTATACTTATGAAAAACCTGGATTTTATACAGTAACATTAACAGTTACTAATTCATCTGAGAAATTAAATGAAAGCGTAGCTAAACAGATTATTGTTACTGATAAGGTAAAAACACATCTATCCGATAGTATTTATAATCTCATTGATAAATATATCCCTACCAAGTTATTCAAAGAAGGCATGACTAACGAGGATAAGGAAGTATATATCAATAAATGGCAGCTGTATATTCAGCCTCTAGTAAATCATTGCGTACCCATTGAAGAATATAACAATGAATTATATTATGAAGGACTAGAGAACCAACTGATAATGGAATTGGCTGCTTGGGATTTCCTAAACGTTCGGATAATGAATTTGCTCATAACAGCCAATGAGTATGTTTCAGGAGTAATATCCGCTAAAAATCCAGGTACCTCAGGTGGAGGAGAGGAGGACGAAGTAGAATCAGAATCAGCTCGTGGTGATAGGATTAAATCTATTAAGACTGGTCCTACCGAAGTGGAGTATTATGATTCTCTCTCAGAATCTGGAAGTTCTCTTTTCACGGCATTTACCAATTCTCTTAAACCTGGTGGGATTATCGATGAGTTGAGGCATAACTTGTGTACATTGGCAAGTAGATTGGATATATTCTTACCATTCTGTGAGAACTATCAACCAATCATACCTCCAAGAGTAAGGCATTTAAAGAGACCTGGACCATTTGATGTACCTAATCCTAGATCAGTATTAAGGAGGAGGTGATTATGACTACGAAATACCCTTTTAGATTTGTAAGGAATAAATCCTGGGAAAGGTATAAATCTATTATCCGACAGTTTATGGATGTAGATGCCGGACGCCAAACTATAACTTGGGCTAAACGGATAATGCAACCTATGACACATGGAGAGGATTATGACCCTGTATACCAGAATATTCAGATAGAAGCTCTTTGTTATTATAATTCCTTCCGTAACTGGCCTATAAATAAGGAAACAGTAACTGGAGAATTGGATGAGGAGAACTTATCTATTATGATAACTGATTCTTTCCTTCAGTCTATTGGTCATCTTAATTCTGATGGATACTGGGATTTCAATTGGTCCGAGGATAGGTTCATCATTAACGGGATTATTTATAAACCCTCTGGTGATACCCAAGTAGCTCAAGCAAAGGACCAAGCTTTGGTATTCCTGGTAATCCTTAAAAGGGATAAAGATGTACTAAGCTTAAACTTTATTTAAACTTAAAACTATGGCGAATTACACAACTCTGCAGTTGCGATTTACCGAAATAATCCTTGATGGAGAGATTTGGTATGATAGCAACTTGATTAAGTTGAACTCCGGGGTTTTGGGTTTACATATCGAAATGGATGATGTGGATAGCCATTATATGGCAATCCATCACAGTTTATCAGGTCAAAAGTTTACTTCTAAATACCACGATTACTTCGGTGTACTTTATGATAATCTAATTCCCGGGATCAGAGGAGTTGGACAGATCCTAAAAGTTAGGATTGATAAATTGCCTACTTATGCCGTAGTAATGGGTAATGTAGAGGATGCTGGTGATATAGATCCGGATAATCCTGACGATATACCCAATGCTTTTGCTACTCAAGACTTGGAGTATTTCAGGAGTGGGAATAGTGAAATTTTCTGTTTTGGAACTTAAATTCTATACCTATGTACGTAAGTAAATATTATAAATCTGGAGAAGAGGTCGACCAGAGACTCTTGCAGGGTTACTACGATGATGCAGTAGGTGCTGGATTCGTAGGTACTTTACAGGAGTTTTGGAAGTTGATCCTTTCTATCTCAAACAAGGTAGATAAAAAGGAAGGCTATGGGCTTTCTAAAAATGATTTTACCGATGAGCTCAAGGCTAAGTTGGAGAATCTAGTAGCTAATGCAGTTACTAAGGTATCTCAATTAGAAAACGACCTTCACTTCCAAACTAAAGAGGAAGTAGATCAGGCTATTAATGATCTTATTGATGGATCTGGTGAAGCTTTGGATACTCTTAAGGAGCTTGCGGATGCACTCAATAATGATCCTAACTTTGCCTCTAATATCATCAATCAGGTAACTGCTTTGCAGACTGCATTGAATGAGGAAATTAATAGGGCAAAGACTAAGGAAAACGAGTTGGATACTAAGATAACCAATCTCAATGTTGATCTGGTTAACAAGGTCCAGGAACTTTATACCCAATTAGCGTCACTTAGGACTGAGTTAACCCAGTCAATTAAGGATGTAGATACTAAGGTAAATAACCTTACTACTACGGTTGCTGAGCAGAAGACTGAATTGGTACAGCAAATCAATACTGTAAAATCCGATCTACAGGCTTCAATTATTACCGAGAAGGATAGGGCAGTTGCTGAGGAAACTAAACTTCAGAAAAATATCGATGATCTTACTGCTAAACATAATGCCGATATCGAGGAACTTAAGGGAGGTGTAAATGACAACAAGGCTTACACTGACCAAGAAATTGGCAAAGTAAAGCAGGAGATTAAGGATGCTGTTGCAAAGGAGGCTACAGATAGGCAAGCAGCTGATGAAGCTATTAAGAGTTCCTTTGCAGAACAAATCCAGGATGCTAAGGATGAATTTAAGGATAACTTAGATTCATTATCAGATCGTATTACTGCTGAGACTTCGGCAAGAGAGCTAGCCGATACTAATCTTACTAACTCTATTGCAGCTGAACAACAGCAAAGAGCAAATGATGATACTGCCTTGGGTCATCGTATAGACGACTTGGATGATAGAGTAACTAATGAAGTTACTAAAATAACTGAAAATATTCAGGGTGAGGTAGACAAGATCCAGGTTAAACTCGATGATAAAGTAGATAAGGTAGATGGTAAAGGTCTTTCAGAGAATGACTTTACTGATGAGCTCCTTGCCAAACTTAATTCTATCCAAGAGGGTGCTAAGGTAATTACTAAGGTATCCGAGTTGGAGAATGACCTTGGGTATCAGACAGAAGCCCAGGTAAATGAGGCAATAGAAAAGATTATTGGTTCTGCTCCTGAGGTATTGGATACTCTGGAAGAGATTGCTAAGGCATTAGGTGATGACCCTAATTTTGCTGCTACCATTACCACAAAGATCTCAGCCATTACCGAACAGTTGAATGATGAGATTGAATTAAGGGCTTCTGAAGATCAGAAGGTTAAGAATGAACTCCAGGCAAAGATAGATGCTGAAACATCAGCTCGTTCTGCAAAGGACACCGAACTTCAATCCGATATCCAGGAGGAGGCAACTACTAGAGCACAAGCAGTTATTACATTGCAGAATAATCTTGATAAGATAAATGAAACTCTTACAAATGCTCTGAACACTGCCAAAGCAGAATTAGTTGCAGCAGATACTGCATTATCTAATAGGATAGATGCCCAGGATGCAAGGATTAATCAGAATGTTGCTAATATCCAGCATAACCTTGAACTTATCCAAGCTCTTCAGGAAAGGGTAGATGAGTTTAAGACCAATATGGATACAGCTATTGCCTTAATCCAAGAGCTCCAGGATCAACTTAATACGGTAGAGGATAATCTTGATAAGGAGATTGCTGATAGGGAAGCCGCAGACCAGGCTATCCGGGATGATATTAATAAGAGGATCGATGATGAGGTAGCTAAGCTTCTTGCTGCAAACCAAGCAACTAACGATAAGCTGGATCAAGAAATTCAGGATCGTACAGATGCAGATACCAATCTCCAAAGCCAGATTACCAATTTGGATAATAAATTTGAGGATTGGAAGGAAAATGATTTCTCTAATCACATAAAGGATTATGAGGCTCTAAAAGAGGCTCACGATAATCTTAAAGAGGATTATGATCAATTCAAAGCTGATGTAACGGCTTCATTAACTTTACAATTAGTATAAACTTAAAACCTAAAAAAACTATGGCATTTATTAATTTCGTAAAAGGTACTCGTGAAAAGTATTCACAGGAAACTTATCCTAATTCACTATTTTTTGCCAATGATACCCATGAACTCCTGTTTCAGGGAATATCATACGGAGTGCCTACATCGCTAAAGGCAGTTAAATCGGTAGAGATTAATGCTACTGGTTTAATGACTATCAACTATGTCAACGGTGGTTCTGATACTATCCAGTTGACTAAGGCAATGGTTGGCCTGAGTAATGTAGATAATACTTCAGATGCAGATAAGCCCGTATCTACTGCCGTAAGTGAATTAGTTAACAATACTAAGACCACTATCGATAATTATACGGTAAATGGCAAGAAGATTTCAGAGAACCCGGTTCTTGCAAAGGGGGATGTAGGCCTTGGCAATGTAGATAATGTTAAACAGATCCCTGCCACTGAGAAAGGTGCTGCTAATGGTGTTGTACCCTTGAATGCAGACGGTAAGATTGATTCGGCATATCTTGATGGCCAGCAATCTCCCGTACAAGGTGTAGATGGTACTTATACCACTTCTTCTCTTCCGGGATCTCCTTCTGAGGGTATGTTTATTTATACCTCAGATGATAAGAAGTTCCGGGAGTATAATGGCTCTGAATGGGAAGTAGTAGAACCTAAGATTGATACCCTGTATAACTTCCGTAATAATCCGCCTTCAGGTGATTCTGGTCGAGTTAACATTCTCTATCGTTGGGATGGTGCTCAGCTTGCTGAGGTATCTTCTACAATCTCAATTGGTGAAGTAACTGGTACTGCTTATGATGGTGGTAAGGGTAAGGAGAACAGAGATGCTATTGTTAGTTTGCCTGCAACTCTTATTATTTCTGTTGCTCAGGGAGCTATAGCTGCTGATAGTATCACTATCACAGTTAAGGGAGTAACAAAGTCTGGCCTTAACTACGGAAGCGAGGCTAATTCAGACTTTACTATAGATGCTGCTACTTCGGATGCTGCCGGTCTCATGAGTGCTACTGATAAGAGTCGTTTGGATACTCTTTATACTCAAATTTCTAAGACCGGTAAGTTTAGCTTCCTGGATGGTACAGTAACTCCTTCTGGTACTACTGTAGTAATCAAGAACCAGGTAATAAATACTGCTTCTGGAGAGCCCACAGATACTCCTATTACTCTTCCTGCTGCTACTACTGATCTTGCTGGTGTAATGTCTGCAGCTGACAAGGAGAAGTTGGATGGTATTGCAGAAGGTGCTAATGCTTATGTTCTCCCGGTTGCTACAGATTCTGCCCTCGGAGGTATAATGATTGGTTATGCCGAGAGTGGTAAGAATTATGCGGTTAAGCTTGCAGAGAACAAGGCTTATGTAACGGTTAACTGGACAGACCAGAATGTTGCTCAGGCAGCTGCAATCTCTAACGAGGGAGAATTCAATGTATTAGTAGGTAACAGTGCAAATACCAATGCCGAGACTGCTGGAGTTAACAAGGCAGGAGGACTTACCTATAATCCTTCTACTAAGGTTCTCTCTACTACTACCTTCAAGGGTGCTCTCAATGGTAATGCCGATACCGCTACCAGTGCAACTAAGGCTACTCAGGATGCAAGTGGCAATGTGATTACTACTACTTATGCAACTAAGTCAGAAGTTACATCACAGATCGAGGCTTTGATTACTCGTATTGCTGCACTTGAGGCTGCACTTACAATTCAAAATGTCTAACTAAAATGGGATAAGGACTCTAATGAATCCTTATCCCTATTAAATTTGTAAAGTTATGGCTTTCATGAAATTTTATGTGGGAAATGAGGCAAATGCTTCATCCCACAGAGATGGCATATATATTGCGGTAGATACCAAAAAGATATTCTATAATGGTTCCGCTTACGGAGGCAAGGATATCGATCTTAGCAATTACTATACAATTGATCAGGTAGATGGAAAGATAGGTACTAATACCTATACCGGAGCTAATTATATTTCTAAGGAAACTAATCTGACAGATGCGGTTCTCCAATTGGATGTGGAAATTAAGGCTACCAATGACAATCTTGCACTCGAACATACCAATGCCGAAGCTACGTATGCCAAGAAAACTGAATTAGGAAAGAAACTGGATATCAGTACTTACACAAGTGATAAGGCAACCTTTGCTCTTAAATCCGAGATTCCCAATGTAAGTAACTTCCTTACAATAAGTAATGCTCAGAGTACTTACCTTACCAAGACGGATGCAAGGAATACCTATCAACCCAAGGGGAATTATCTTACCAGTGTAAGTATTGCTACTATTTCGGATCTTAATTCTGGTTGGGATGCTCTATTAAAAGCTGCTCCGAATATACCTTCACTTAATGGATATGCTACTCAGGAATGGGTAAATGGAAGAGGATTCCTTACCAAAACTACTGCAGATGGGTATTATCAGCCGAAGGGGAATTACCTTACCTCAGTATCCTGGTCTCAGGTATCAGATAAACCTGCATTTGCTGCCGTGGCTACTAGTGGATCTTACAATGATCTTATTAATAAGCCTAATATACCTAATGTATCGACAGTTAATCATTCAGGAACTATTAGTTTGGTAATTGATAGTAATACTCTATTCTTTAGATCGGATGGAATTGCCTTCAATGGATCAACAGTGGTAGCCTTCCCAGTAGTAGAGGTTCTTTCAACTGAAGAAATTAATCAAATTCTAAATTCATAAATATCATGGCAAAGCTTTTAGACGAAAACGGATTGGAGATCGTAAAGAATTGGATCTCTGATAACTTCTTCCCGAAGAATGAGGGGATTGGTATTAAGTCCTAATGAAAGTATCCGTATAAAATCTTCTAATGGAAAATTATATTGGAATTTTGAAAGGTAATTCTAGATTTACTTTAGTAGATTATTACGATAACGATACGGGAGAATATAATGGCTTTGGTATCTAATTAGATGGTCAAGGAGATGGAGCTATTAGATTGGGAGGAGAAATTGAGTGTAATTCAGTAAGAATTCTTAATTTATATATAACCACTAGAGAGGGAGATCTTGAATTAAATGTAGATAAAGCTAAAGAATTAGGTATATTAAGTTAAGAGTTAGGTGGATCCCTGTCTATCTCTTAACCAAAGTTTTCAGGGATCACAAACTTTTAACTTATGACAAAAGTAATTGATGAAAATGGTCTAGGAACTTTAAAAGATTGGATTAAAGCCAATTTTAATCTTAGAGATGATACTAATTATTACCAGGATCTGGTGGCATCTCACCGACTGATTAATAATATAACTTCTAATAATGGATATTTATATCATATTGGGGGTGATTTGGGTTCTACTAATAGTAATGCAATATCCGAATATATACTGTTTATACCCCTGACACCAAGTAGTATAGGTAGTACAGGAGTTAATCGTAAACCCTTGTTTTCTCAAATATTTAATGGTAATCAAATAAGCCAGAATATTTTACAAATGGTATCAGTGAATATTTCCCTTTTCGGAGCTATAAAGTTATTTTTACCTATAACTAGTTTACTTAAGTATCCAAGTAGTTTGAGTTTTACTTATAGATTGTACTT